TTTGATTTCCATTTAGTTGGCAATTTTATATACATATATGGCTTAAATTCATTGATATGTGTACAAACCGATTTATAATCTTCGGTTCGTCCAAATATATGTAACCTGTAATTGTTAATTTGAGGATATAATATATTTTTGCACCAATTCCACCAGCTAAGGATTTTTTTATCAATATATGAAACATCATGTGATAAAATAGTTGGCTCAAGGTCATTTGATAATCCTAAATGTTCATTTGTACGGTCTTGATCAAAATAATCAATAATTTGAAATCGCACATTTTTAAGATTAGTAGATGTTTTTTTATTAGTTTTAGATGTATGTTTAATGAATTGCATTTTCGGAATTACAATCACGTGTGATATGAGTTTAGTCTATAATAAGATACTAATACATCTTAAATTTAAATCTTTTATCGAATTCGAACAAATTTATTTTTACATAATTCGTTTAAAATACTATAAAAAAATATAAAATAATTATACAAATCAACCGATATTTGTTTATATATTTAAAACAATATAACAAATTTTATAATATAAATTATTAATTAATAATCTATATATCACAGAATTCCGATGAATAGTAATTTTCGTAAATTTGGTGAATCGCAACTACCACATAATTTAAACCAACCAAGAACAAGACGCGGGATACCTAATAATCCAAGTGGTGCGTTCTGTAATATAGATACACCAAAACCTCAGTTTCAAAATACGCAACAATCAAGATATCAAAACACGCAACAATCAAGATATCAAAACACGCAACAATCAAGATATCAAAATACGCAACAATCAAGATATCAAAACACGCAACAATCAAGATATCAAAACAATGTTATTCATCCAAATAATATGAATCCCTACAATAACCCAGTTCAAAATGAAATCTATAATACAATGATGAAACAACAAGCTAGACAACAGAATGAAGAATTAAGAATACAACATCAATTGCAAGAAAAACAGAGACAAATGTATGAGCAACAAAAATATTTACAAGAACAGCAATCTTCACAAAGAAGTGTGAGATATCGTGAACGTGGTGTGCAAAATTTAAACAGACATACTAATCAAAAAGAGACTCCAGTTGAAAAGATTCGATTCCGTCGTGAATTAGATTCATTTGTAGAAGAAGGTAATGATCCATATGAAATCCTGAGATTACCTGAAGAATTTACCTTTGAAGATGTCAAGAAAACATATCGTCGTATGGCCCTTAAGGCACATCCAGATAAAGGTGGTGATGAGCAACAATTCGCACGTATAACCAAAGCATTTCTTTTTATTAAAGAAGAATTTAAGAAACAAACAATGACAAAGGATTCTCATCAATTAAAACAAGATTATAAGTTAGACATGGAACAAATGCCACAAGTACGAAGTCAAGATCTATCTGGTGGACGCTTTGATATTAAAAAGTTCAATGAAATCTTTGGAGATTATCGTGTGGAAACTGTAAATGATGATGGGTATGGAAGTTGGATGGTGGATAGAACAGATGTAAGAGAAGATATTGATATTGAAAATAAATTTGGAGAACGTTTTACAAATGATTCATTTAACAATGCATTTGAAGAACAGGAAGTTGATACTAAACACATGCAGTTGATGAAGATCGTTGAACCTGAACCTATGGCTATATCTAACAAATTAAGTTTTACAGAATTAGGTGGTGACCGTCCAGATAGTTTTTCGCGTTCAGCTAATATTAATTCAATGAATGGATTAAATTATTTTGATTATAAATCAGCACATACACAAACAAAATTAGTAGATCCAAATAATGTGGAAAAACGTAAATCATATAAGAGTGTAGATGCATATGAAAGGGACCGTGCAAATCAAAATTTTGAAATGACAGAAGAAGATAAGCGTTATTTAAAAGAAAAAGACAAACGTGAAATTTTACGTGAAAATAGCCGTGTAGAACGTTTGAATAGATATGACACGAAAGTTACTAGACGTTTTAATGATGTAAATCGGTTATTTTTAACAGGCGCGTTTAATAGATGAAAACATCGTATAACATAATCAAATTTATTTTATAATTATATTACATTACGTTATTAAGTACATCCGCGTTAATTAAAACTTATGACAACTACTCACAATATGTCAGCTGAAGCGCCTGTAAATAATGTCCAAAAAGAACAAACAGAAACTGAACAAACAGAAAACGCTGAAGTTACAGTAAATAATGAGTTTATTTCAGAATTAAGTCAAGGCATAAATGCCACTGCCACATCTATCATTATTGCTATCGTATTAGTACTTTTAGTTGGTCTTGCTATTTCAATTACTGTAACTATATTTGGTCATAAAGCACGCGTTAAATGTGTAGGAAACTCTAAATTTGGATTCTACTCTCCACTTATTATCACATTCTTAATTATAATGTGGCTTGGTAATATGATTCCACCATTTGGATTCTTTGCCACATTTGTAGGTTTAGTTGGTGCAGTTATTATGATTGTTCTATCTAATAAAAACTGTAAAGTCAAAAAATAAATAAAGCCGTGTTTGTAAAAAAGTTAATCCAACATAAACAAGCGCAATTAAAGTGTATTTGAACTGAGTTGTGGTACGTTATCATTTTTTTATTATACTAAAATATATTTTGATTACTAAATCATTATTTTTTTAAATTGTAACAAAATTACGATGGGATAGATGTGCGGTCAAATTCTAACTGTGGAATTACACTTGATGCAAACTTTAGGAAATAAACCAAATAATTCTCTATGCGAATCTCTGAAGTATCTTTATTTTCCATATCGTACGCAAACATACGCTGCATTGCATAAGCATGTTTACACGGGTGTACACTTGTACAATGCATATTTAATATTGGATTTAATTCCATAGTTAATGATATATTTAAATATTCTGGCATAAAGTCCTTATAAGTTTCTTTCTGTGATAATTTACATCCATCAATACTTGACCCAACAAACCATATACGTGGTGTACGATAATATTGATCATATGTGATATATACATTATAATAATTTGGTATGTTTTTTAATTCTCCAGGTAGAATTTTAACAGTTGCTGCATCTTCTTGCATGAGAGTTTTATCTTCTAGTTCTGCCAGCAAATCATCATCACTACTTTCATCATCCATATCTATTGATGGTAATGGTTTAGTGTTATTTTCAGTATTATCATTATTATCATTATTATCATTAATATCTATAGTTGGTTCTTTATCATTTTCATTATATTCATAAATACTCATATCAAATTCATTAACACTACCTGTATTATTTTCAACTTTATTTAACCTGATCTTTTGACATACAACATTTTGTTTCATTAAACATACACCAACCTTATACCATATCCATTCTGAATCCATTTGAACAAGATTATCACCAGCAACTTTAAATTCATCTTTTGTAAGCATACCAGTTTTTATAAAATTACTATTTGTTAGATCTGGCATAACTGCCTCAGCTGCAGCTTTGTAATTATCATATAAAGCCTTTCTAATTGTATTCATATTCATATTTTTTAAAAAAAATTAAATAAATAAATAAAAATTTAATAACGTATTGACTATATTATAGTGTGGGTGTTTACTTTAAATAAATTTTTATATTTATTTGTTCAATGTAGTCCTACGAAATCTTTGATATTTTCAACATATTCCATGAACACTTTATTATCTGTTTCAAAATCACGATGACCATCTAATATCATTATATTTGATTTATCCAATTGTGTTAACAACCATTCTTCATGTTTACTATGTAGTGCTTTCAGATATTCTAATGGTATTTTATCTTCTTCTTTACGTGCGCGTTTGTCTATACGACGGTGACATTCCTCTGCTGAAGTGCGAATATAGATAAATTTGTTACATTTAATCGAGAAGGATTTTGTTAGCCAATGAAACCATTTTTTATAAATTATATATTCAATCTCAGTCATTAAACCACTTTCATAACAATTTTGAGCAAAACAATAATAGTCTGAAAATACTGATCTCTCCATTATTACGGTGTGTACATGTGGCAATTCCATAGCAGTCATTAATTTTTCACAACGAGATATAAAGGAATTCATCTGAAATGCAAATGAATATTTCTTTTGATCACTGTAATAATGTTGAAGTATATTGGTTTCATTTGAATCTTTCATCATAATCCAATCATTTACTGGCTCTTCCAATACCTCTACACCACTCAATCCCATTTCTATCATTTTACGTACAAATGTTGATTTACCTCCACCTATATTTGCTTCAATAAATACTATATTTGGTGATTTATTTTTATTTAATTCTGGTTGTATTTGTGTTAATGTTTGCACTAGACGTACATTCTCATTTCGTAATTTGGAATACATAGTATACATCTTATCTATCATTTCAATTGACTTTTGACTATATTGTTCAAAGACATCTATCATACGAGTTGTTTTATGGAACTCATTTTCTTTTGCAATGAGATAAGCACTCGTATATTTAATATGATCTCCTTTTTTTGGACATTTATTAACGTGTTTTCCAAATTCATCACGAAATGTCGTTGTTGTCATACCTTCTAGATTGAGATATGTGTTACACACATGTTGTATTTGTACTTGACCATTACGAATATTGTAAAATTTTAACGTATCTTGTATTGGTTTAAATTTTAAACTTATATGATTCCCTTTTTTTCTTATACTATTCTCTTCTTTTCCAATAATATTTGTAATTACACCCTCAACAACTAAATTTACATCAACAAGATTTGCCATTTAGAAAGTCACTTTACAATTTAGTAATTTAATATATAATCACAGTTCGTTATTTTTATTTTTAATTTTATAATTATTGATAGTGTTCAATATATATACAGACTTATATCTATTTAAATTAAAATAAAAATAAAATCAAATGTGACATTTGTTAAATTTAAAATTAATATTCCATATAACTTGGTAGATCAATTACAGAATAACTATCAATTAAATCTATACTTTCTTCATATTCTTCCTTATTTTTAATATTCTCTTGACTTTTGTCACTAATTTCTTTTTCAGGCGTTTTTGACCATTCTCTGTAAACTTGGCGTTGTGTTTCAGCACATGTCATGTGAATTGCGGGATTATATGTTTTATTATTTTTTAACTCATATGATGTATTTTGTAATGTAGTTTCACATTTTTTAACATCTTCTAACTTTTGATGTTCTACAACTTTATTGTTAAATGTCTTTATATTGCCTAAAAAGGGCATATATCCTATACCACGAATTTTGAATCCGCGTTTTGTATATTTTGCAAAACGTTTTGCCAAATTAACTGGATACTTACCTTTAATTTCAATATCTCCTACTTGATTAAATAGATCAATCAAACTACATCCTACAATAAATTTACCATTATGATATACAACCTTACAGAATGAAAAGTCAAAATGCGTCATTATACTATCAATTACATCTTCGTTTGTTTTACAATCCATTATAATAAACTGATAATCATTATCTTTACATTTATATGTATGAATTCCACAGATATCCTTATATCCCTTATAGGTTGAATAATTCTTTGTTTGAGACATTATATCTTTATATTTATGCTCGTCGTAAATACGACGTACCACACAGTTGTCTTTATATCCATTATTATATATATTTTTTTCTAATTGAGAATAAAAATGGAATTTTCTATTTGAAATTAATTGATCCATAATTCGATCTTCTCTAAAACCTGAAGTAAATATATCAATATCTGAACCTGACCATTTCTTACCTAAAAGAATTTGTAATGGCATTGATCCTGCAAATACAGTGTTTGATGATATATTAAGATTTACATAGCTTTGAAACTTGTGATCTAAATAACGACTTTTGATAATATAGTGACCTTTATTATTCATGGTAATTTCTGCTTCTTTAACAATGTAAGGTGCATCTGATTCCTGAATTTCACGTTGGATTTGTGCCTTCTTCCATTCTTTGAATCTATCATTATTTAGGTAGGTATCTTTTGGTAGCTTTCTGTACAATCCATTAATACAAAAATTGGATTCTTTATAATTTGGGAATTCATCGCGAATACTATTAAAGTTACTCCATACACGAATATTATCTCCTTCTTTTGTGACTTCTACTTTATGTGTCTTTTTCCATTCTGATTTATGATGTTCATTATCACATATATATAATTCCCAACTATCATTATTATTGGCGTTAAATATTAAAAAACCCATTTTACTTTCATATGATATAGTAGTTTTAGAAATCAACCATTCAATATTATTTTTTTTTTCATTGTAAATATTTTTTAAGATTTTGTCTTGTTCTAAACAATAATACACATTATTCAAAATAGGCATTTGAAGATTTGTTGTTTTCATGATTATTTCGCGATTTAAAATAAATATGAATTGTTATATTCTAAACTAATGTAAATGTAAATGTAAATGTAAATGTAAATGTAAATGTAAATGTAAATGTAAATGTAAATGTAAATGTAAATGTAAATGTAAATGTAAATGTAAATGTAAAGTAATTATAAATTTCGTATTATCTTTAAGCGGTTTTATAGGTACGATAATGCGAGTTCAATTTCTATAAAAAATATATTGTAAACATATACTATTATATAGAATTTTTGTTTAATTTACGTGTTAATTTATTTTATATGAATGCTGATTTACGTCTTAAACGTTTTGACATGCGTTTGCTTAAATCTGGTAGTGTTGTAGTCCTGCTTGGTAAAAGAGAAACAGGGAAGTCATTTTTAGTTCGTGACATTTTATACCACAATAAAGATATCCCAGTTGGTACTGTTATCTCTGGTACTGAAGGTGCTAATTCCTTTTATTCTCATATGATACCACCTGTTTATATTTATGATGAATACAAACCAGAAATTATCGTAAATGTACTCAAACGTCAACAAATGGTTCAAAAAGAAATGAAACATGAAATTGCAAAATATGGTAGCACTAATATTGATCCTCGTGCAGTCCTAATTCTCGATGATTGTTTATATGATGCTTCATGGACAAAAGACAAAAATGTCCGTTCCCTATTTATGAATGGTCGACACTACTATGAAACATTTATTATTACTATGCAATATTGTATGGGTATTCCTCCTGTACTACGTACAAATGTAGATATTGTATTTATTTTAAGAGAGACCATTGTAAGTAATCGTAAGCGTTTATACGAACAGTATGCGGGTATGTTTCCAACTTTTGAAATTTTCTGCCAAGTTATGGATCAATGTACTCAAGATTACGAATGTTTAGTTATACATAATAATGCCAAAAGCAATAAATTAGAAGACCAAGTATTCTGGTATAAAGCAAGTGATCATGAAGATTTTCGTGTAGGTAGCAGCGAAATGTGGGAATATAGCACACGTCATTGTGATGATGGTAGTGATGAATATCAAGAATTTGATACACGTGATCCATCTGCTAAAAAACGTGGATCTCGTGTAACTGTTCAAAAATGGTAAATAGAATTGTTATTATTATTATCTTTGTTTTATAGTTAAGACAACCTATAAAGTCCGCGAAATCAATAGCTCATAAAATAAATACATTCATATTATATAAACTAATAATATATATACTTGCTATAAAGTTACAATTATAATAACCTTATATAAATGGACAATATACATGACCCTATAACGGGTAAACAATATTATATTTTTTCCATTGAAGGAAAAAGAATATTGAAACAATATATTAAACAATTCCAAAGTGGTGGTATGGTTATCAAATTAAATAAAAATATGTTTTCTAAAAATGCACATGATTTTGGACATGATACATGTGTAATTAATACATTGAACTGGATAGGTATGCCAAAACATTTGGTTTTAGAACTAGTAAACGAATATAAAGATATACGTAAAATCTATCCTGATACATCTGGTATATGTCCTGATGTGTATTTACGTATATTAAATAAATGGGTTGACGAACTTGTCAAACCAGAAAATCCAGAACATAAACGACTTGTCCCAGGTAGAATCGAACCATTTGAATTTCGATTTGTTGACATTGAAGAGTCTATGACAACATATGAATATATTCCAGCATTAGTTAATAGAGTATTTTCATATATTAAGCCTATGACATCACGTGTATTACAAATAGTTTGGAAAGATGGTACATGTCATTTAACATGTGCAGGACGTGATGGTAATAATATACCATTTTTGGTTGAATTACAAAATGATTATCCAGAAGCCCACAATGAGGATTGTAAACATATACCATATGATTGGATAGATGTTTTAGAATATTTTAGCACTGCAAAAGAAGTATCTATATTAATGGGCGGTCCAACTCTTAGACCTGTTGGAGACATTCATAAATTTATGAGTATTGATGATATTCCTGATGGAAAAGTAAGTAATGTAGTTTATACAGAAGGTGAAGGTGGAGGTGGTGGTGGTGGAGGTGGTGGAGGTGGTGGTGGTGGAGGTGGTGGTGAAACTAATATTCGTTCAGCGAGTGAAGGTCCAGTTCTAACCAAAACATTGTCAAATAAAATGCGTTTAGCTAATCGTGGTGATATTATTATGCGCTACATTATGACAGAACCACGTAAAAATATGAAATATGGAAAAGACACTTATGATAATGATGTATTAGAAAGATATCGAAAACTAAAAGTTTTATATCCTGATATATATCAAATCGCTATAAAAACGGAACCTTATATTGGAACCTATGGTTTTTTTGATTTAATCAAACATGGATTTACAACTAAAGATGATTTATTTATATCTGAACGTATACAAGATCTACTTAATTTAGATTATGATAGATTTTCAATATTGATGCTTCAATATTATGCAGATCCAAATAGAATAAAAGAATATTATTCAGAAATGTACGAATTAACAAAAGATCATGAGACACTTATTAATGGTATCCCAGGCGATAAATATTTAATGCTTGCTTTAGAAATGGGTTATACGAAACCAGAAGAATTACTTTATGCTATAAAAAATAATACATTAAAACTATCAGAACAGTTGACTAAATTTGATATAATAAAATATGCTAAAATGTTTCCAGAAATAGATGAAATGATTACACAAAATCAAGACTTATATGATTTTACTGAATCACGTGGTTTTAATTATTTTATGATACTCATAAAATTAAGTATCAATACACCTGAAGAACTATTAGAAGGTTTGAAAGATGGAAGCTTAAATATAGTTTTATCAGATAAGGAAACGCAAATATATAAAAATATGTTTAAGGATAAGATTATAAACAGACTTAGTAGTTTAGATTATATCCCAGAAGTAAGTGGTAAAAAGGATACACGTTTAATGATATATACTAGTAATTTGTGGCAGAAATATGATGAAGGCATATATAGAAATGAAGAAAATGCTGAAGACTATTATGACATGTTCGATTCAGCATTTGGTGAAGATGCTATTTATGAGAAAAATCTTGTTGAAAAATTAGTTAAAGAAACTGAAGATGTTATTGGACGCAAATTGATATTTCTAAATTAATTATTATTCTACCATTATTTCGAACCGTTTTTCTATAAAAAGCTATTTATATAGTGATAGATACAATTATATTAAATTACACTATAAAACTTTAAATAATCATATATAATTATTTCGAACTTTGACATTTCGAACTTTGGCAGTTCGAAATCGAAAATATATTTGAAATTCTGACATATGAATCTTATTTCAAAATTGCCAATGTTCGAAATCAATTTCGAAATACGAAACATTATTACGAGAACTTTCCTGGAAAAATGATATGTTTCTTATATTAGTCTATAATTTGTGTTCGAAATAATTTTAAAACAATGTATTTCGAATTAACAATTTAATTAAATATATATATATATTCACTAATTCATTTATTATTCGCCAATTTATTTCTAGATACTTGTCATTTCTTTCTATGTCTTTTGTTTCAAAAGAAACTGAACTATCTGAATTTATAGATAGTAAACGTATTTCACCAAAAAAAATGGTTGTAAAAGAAGTTTTGGTTAATTATGCAAAAATACTAAAAGATATTATATTAATTACCTATCGAAAATTTGAAAACCCAATATGGTCAAATGAAGCAGTCACAATTGTATCACATATATTTTGGCAATCAATATACTATACATTCAATATACGTTTAGCTATGTTTTTATCAGATCGTGCTATTATTTTATTTAATGAATATATTGAAATAATTAAATCAACTTACACAAATGAATCGGAATTTAATATTAACAAAACAGATATCAAACTTTATATCTATAAACGTACAATTGGACCCATCCACATCATAGATATAGACAACACAAATTTATCTATACTTAACCATCTAAAACGTATTGAACATGTATCCAATGAATTCCGACAAATTGTACAAAAAATATTTTTAAATTTGATTCAATACTATGAATATACAAATAAACAAAATACGCCTATATCCATAAGAGAAGAACAAATTATACAATATATAGATTATGCGATTAAGATTTATATACATATTCTGTATAAGCTATCACTTTACAATAAATATACTGTTATAGATTATGATTGGAAATTTATGAGTGCAATATTGAATAGGTTCATTGAAATACCTAACAATTTATTATCCTATTTAAATTTAATTCTCAATATCATCAAGATAGAATATGACCTTATATATTATACAATAACAAAATATAAAGAACTTCATCTTGAAATAACATCTAAATTAACTAATTTTTTAAATTTTATACGTGAGGAATTAACTATTGAAGATATTATATTTAATGATAAAAATCACGCAATATTCAATGAAATGTCTAAATTTTTAACAGATGAACAAACAACAAATCCGCATAAGTTATTGTTTTACAAAGCACAAAAGAAAAATATTGTCAAATTTCATTCAACTCATATATAAATAGAAATTATAACTTAATATCTGAAAAACGTTTAAATTAAAAGTCACATAATAAATTATACAACAACGCCATACGTACCCATAAACCATACTTCATCTGTCTAAAGTATGCTGCTCTTGGATCTGAATCTACATCCCGGCTTATTTCTTGGTTTCTAGGCAATGGATGCATCACTACCAAATCGGTTTTAGCTTGTGCCAACAATTCGGTATTCAACACAAATACATCCCCATTACTTCCTCTTTCTTGTTGTAAACGTGTCATATAAATTACATCACTTTGAGAAATAACATCTCTTATATTATTATGACGTTCAACTATAACTCCACTTCTTTGAATATCATCTAGTATATCTTGATGCAAATATAGATAATCATTGTATGGAACTAAATTGACTTTTACCCGGTAATTTTTTAATATATTGAGTAATGATTTTACTGTGCGACTATTTTTCAAGTCACCAACTATACTAATCTCAGAACCATTTACAGTACCACGTTCTTCTCGTATTGTTAACACATCAAGTAGGGCTTGTGTTGGATGAGACGTATTCCCACATCCCGCATTTATAATAGGTATAGTATTCAATTTCTTACGCTGTATTGTTTCGAAAAAGGAACTGTCTGATACACGAACAACAAGAGCGTCCACATATGTCTGGAATGTAATAAATGTATCTTCCATACTCTCACCTTTTACCATACTGGAAGTTTGTAATCTTAGATCAATACATTTGCCACCTAATTTGCTAATTGCACTAGCAAAAGATAAATAAGTACGACTACTTGGTTCGTCAAATAACAATCCTACACATTTTCCTAATAAAGGTTGAGATTGATAAAGTTCACGATTATCTTTCATTTTGAGAGCTAGTGCATATAAATATCTCAAATCTTGACAATTTAATTCACATACATCAAATAACAATCTTGGTAATTTTAATTTACTATTAATTACATCTATATCATTGCTATTTAACCCTTTATCTGGCAAATCAATCGTTTCTAAATCTGAATTCTCATCATTAGTATTATTTAACTTATTATTTAGTGTATCACCAAGTAAATTATTATAGTATTCTTCCACTGATTTACCCTTATAACGATTTAGACTAACAACACTATCTACTCCTTTTACTGATTTATATCCTTCAAGATAGTTACATATTGCATTTATGTATAATTTAGCACATTTAATGTTTGTTATTAGAGGTGTATTTGAATTGATTGCTGTACGCCGCAACATCCAACCATTTGTTTTGCGGTAACTGAAACTTGTTTTGTTTGAAATATTTATGAATAAACCTACATTACCTTTCTTCATCATATTAATGACTTTCTCATAGCTTAAAATATATGTATCGTTCTTCCCATAATAAGCGCCTGTACTTGGTGTAAAATACACATTACGAATATTTTCAAGGTACTTAAGATATTTACTGAATTCATCTCTAAATTCATCTGAACCAATAGATATAATTATAGAACCAGACTTATTTACTAAAAAATTGGATGCTCGCAAAGCTTTTAGATAAGCTTCATATTTATTTTCTCCAAAACACGCCACTTCTCCTGTAGATCGCATTTCGACGCCTAATTTTGTATCCGCATCATCTAAACGACTAAATGAAAACTGTGGAACTTTAACACCAACCCATTTTGGTTCCCAATAACGACCAAAGCATTTCGAAATTTGTAAACCTTCTCCATTTTCATATATTTCCTCATATTCTCTTTCAGATGTACTGGTTATTTTCTCATTTTGTAATTGCATTATATAACATGTTGCTACACGAATAAAGTTTACATCAAATACCTTAGATGCAAATGGCATTGAACGACTTGCTCTCAAATTACATTCAATTACATATACATTATCATACTTTGCCATGAACTGAATATTAAATGGGCCTGTAATTTCAAGTTCTTTACCAATTCTTGCAACTGTATTCTTAATTATTCGCATAGTTTGCGGAGTTAAATCTTGAGCTGGCAATACAAGAGTTGCATCGCCACTGTGAATACCTGCATTTTCAACATGCTCTGCAATAGCCATTAATTTTACCACTCCTTTATATGCGACTGCATCCACTTCTATCTCTTTTGCTCCCATAATAAATTTACTAATTACTACAGGATGTTCTTTATTAATTGCACTTGCCTGATCTAAATAATTTCCTAGATCCTCTTCTGAATATGCAACATTCATAGCTGCTCCACTTAATACATAAGATGGACGAACTAAACAAGGGTAACCAACTTTATCACAAAATTCAAACGCACTCTTACGATCTTGTAGTTCCTTCCATTGTGGTTGTTGAATTTTTAAATTATCAAGCATACGAGAGAATTTGAATCTGTTTTCAGCTTCATCAATTTTGAATGCATTCGTTCCTAAAATATTGACATCTGATTTATCAAGTTGTACTGCTATATTATTTGCTACTTGACCGCCCATTGATAAAATTATACCAGATGAATTCTCTAAATTATAGATATCAAATACACTTTCAAAGGTCAATTCATCAAAATATAGACGATCAGCTTCATCATAGTCTGTACTTACTGTCTCTGGATTATAGTTAATCATTACCGTCTTATAGCCACTACTACGAAGTTGACGAATACAATTTACCGCACACCAATCAAATTCTACACTTGAGCCGATTCTATATACACCTGAACCTAATACAATTACACCATGTTCATCAAAATCTATATCCGAATGTGTACCATTATAGGTGAGGTATAAATAGTTTGTATAGCATGGAAATTCACCTGCTACTGTATCAATTTGTTTTACTATAGGGAATATATTATGTTTTTTACGTAATTCTCTCACACTTGCTTCTGTTGTTTCTACTAAATGTGAAATGTATTTGTCTGAAAAACCTAGTTGTTTTGCTCGTAATATAGATTCTGGTGATAAATCATGTTTGTCGCTTAATGTTTTTGTAGCAAATCTCTTAATATTAAGCATCTTATTTAAAAACCATTTATCTATTTTACTATGTTTATGTACTTCATCCACTGTCATGTAATCATCTAAAACATATGCAATTGTTTGAATCCTATCTGGTGTTGGATTTTTTAGTTCTTCAATATATGTAGATTCTGACACATTATCATTAAATTCGTCTATCAAATGCCAATCAAAACCGTATAATTGTTCATTTGCCATTCTCAATGCTTTTTGAAAGGCTTCTTCAAAACTACGTGATATAGCCATTACCTCACCTACACTCTTCATTGATGAACCTATTTTACGATCTACAAGTGGGAACTTATTCAGATCCCAACGTGGAATTTTTACAACACAGTAATCTAGACTTGGTTCAAAGAAACTGCTGGTAGTTGTCACCTTGTTCTCTAATTCCAACAACGAGTATCCAAGAGCAAGTTTACCAGCTAAATGAGCTAAAGGGTAACCAGTAGCTTTTGATGCTAATGCACTTGAACGTGATAGACGTGCATTTACTTCAATAATATAGTATTTATTTGAAGTTGGATCCAGAGCATACTGAATATTGCACTCACCTATAATTCCCAATTTACGAATTACACGAAAGGCTGTATCGCGGAGACTAAAGTACTCATTATCAGTTAATGTTTGTGATGGTGCAACTACGATACTTTCTCCCGTATGAACACCAAGAGGATCAAGATTTTCCATATTACAAACTGCTATACAATTATCGTAGCAATCTCTTACAATCTCATATTCAACTTCTTTCCATCCTTTTAGACTTTTATCAATAATAATTTGAGTAGAATGGCTTAATGCTTTCTCAACAAGTTTTGTCAGTCCTTCATCGCATGATGCAAACCCACTTCCTAACCCACCAAGTGCAAAAGCAGCACGAACTAGAACTGGATAACCTAAATTGTTTGCAATAGTTTTAGCATCATCTAAATTATATGCAATATCACTAGGTGCACATTCTTCACTGATTTCTGCCAACATGTTACGAAACGCATCACGGTCTTCTGTCATTTGGATTGCTTCAACTGGTGTACCAAGTATATGCACTCCAGTACTGCCACCTATATGTCCTGATTCGTAGAGTTGAATTCCACAATTTAGAGCAGTTTGTCCACCAAATGATAGAGCGATACCATCTGGACGTTCAATATTAATAATTTGTGTGATATATTCTGGCGTAACAGGGTCATAGTAAACCTTATCTGCTAGACCTTTGGAAGTTTGAATGGTTGCAATATTTGGATTTACCAAAATAACTTTAATTCCTTCTTCTTTGAATGATTTAATTGCTTGAGTACCTGAATAATCAAATTCACCTGCTTGTCCAATACTTAACCCACCTGATCCTAAGAGGAGGATCTTTTTACAGATATTTGGAGTAATTGTATATGGGAGATGTAAATTTGCGTTCTTTTTTAGATAATCAACATATAAGTCTCGGAATCCAGGCAATTTATGTTCTGTATCTGTAAATTTTCTAAGGAACAAATCAAACATAAAAATTGTATCATTTGGTCCTGCACGTGCCTCTGGATGGAATTGTGTCGTCATTATATTATTATATAATAAACCTTCATTACTACTATCATTGATATTGGTAAATACTGATTTGTTTTTTAAGGATTCAGATTGTCTATTTACGATTACCGAATAACCATGATTTTGTGTTGTAATAAAACCGTTATTGATTCTACCAAATTCATTTTCCAAAACTACAGGAATGTTATGTCCACGATTGCCATATTTCATCTTTTCTATTTCATATCCTAATGCTTGAGCTACAATTTGATGTCCCAAACATATTCCAAATATTGTATTATTTGTTTTTGCAGCATATGAATTTAACAACTTATCTTCAAGTTCATTATGTATAACTTCTAAACAATCATCACGTGGATCACCTGGACCATTACTGACAAATACGCCTATATTACTTTTATCTGTAAATACATGATCATATGGTACAATATGTACAACAATATGTATAGTTGAATCTGGTGTATTATTATATTCTTGAACTTTTTCTAACAAAATTCTTATTTGACTATTTTTAATACCACAGTCAACAATATATATTAGATTATTCCCAGCAGCGTCAGTTTTATCGTTAAAATAAACTTTTTCATCTTGTCTTGAAACTTTTGCAACTAACCCTTGAGGAACCTTGTCAAAATATTGTTTATCTAACATTTGTTCTTCTACACACAATAAATCACGATCAAATGGAACAATTTTGGCATTCATTGTACCATGTTCACGTATAATTTTGGTTAATTCACGTGTATCAATTCCACTAACACCAACTACTTTGTTTTCATTTAGCCATTCACTTAACCCTTTTTCAGCTTGCCAATGACTATATGAATTATCATCAATACATTCTTGAACAATTAGTGCTTTTGGATGAACGCGATCACTTTCAAATACTTTACTAAATCCAAATTCATCTAATTCGTCTTTTGGAACTCCATAATTACCTATAATTGGATATGTATACACGAGAAATTGATCACAATAAGATGGATCAGTAAGAGATTCAACATAACCAACCATACCAGTTTGGAAAACAATCTCTTGGTAATTTTCACCATTTATATTGAAAGTTTTTAGATCCGTATAGCCAAATAGATTACCTGTAAAGACCTGTCCTGTTTTTAATACAAGTTGACATTTCATGTTGTATTATTATAGGGTTATTTAGGTTTTATTAATTTTAAGAAAATAAAATAAATAGTTTTGTAAAACAATATGTCAATAATAAAAATATTATTTTATCTTTTAAGATGATTTTCTATTATAACTATTAATTGTTTAATTTAGTAAATACAGTATAGAACATACAAAAGGATCGCAATTAATATAAGATTGAACTGGACTGATACATATTGTGTAAGACGCCATGTTTTTACTGCAAATGTATCTTCATCATGATAACCTCTCTTGTGATAATATCCACGTACACCTTCACCTGTAATTACAGCTGTGCCACACAAACCATGCTGCCACGCTAAACTTTCTGCCATTTTAACCAATTTCTTACCTGTGCCACGATGTTGAGTACCAATATTTCCTCCACTTGATTTCTCACCTACCACTGTCAACTGGTTATACACATGAAGTTCACGAATCAATCCCTTATTTTTCAAACAATCAAACACAGGATTATGATTAGCTGGTGGAATACGCAATCGCAGAAATCCGAAAATTGCCTTATTATCTTGGCTTTCCAGAGATAAGAAGTACTCAATTCCACCATCACGCGTCGTATATTTACGTGTAACATATTTTGCATCTTCATAGGCATATTCTAGATGTCTCCCAATCTCGCGACTACGAATTTCCATAGTTGTTTTGCCTTCCTTTTCCAAATTATCTGTAATCATCTGTCGCAAATTTGGATACATGTTTCCTCCACTGATATACTCTAAAGGAATGTCACGAATAATACGTGGCATACGAATCCACGGCGGACAAATTTCTAGTGCATATTTTACAACATCTACTAGAGCCTGTGGGTTTGTGTCTGCATAAGGTGTAAATCGTCCTGCTTTGTGCCACTTTTCAATTACAGTCCAAGGTACGACTTCGCAGGGATAGATCTTGATTTGATCTGGCATTATAGCATCAGAAGCTAGTACTACTTCAAACATTTCTCTGTCAATATCGGGACTACTTAGAGGCAAATCAGGCATTAGATGAATATCTACCTTGAAACAGTTGTTACGCAAAAGTTCTACAGCATCACATGAATCTTCAAATGTATGACCGCGATTGATTTTCTTAAGAATTCGGTTGTTATTATGCTGTACTCCAAGCTGAATTCGTGTTGTTCCACTTCTCCGGAAAAATCGTATCCATTCTGGTGTGATTGCATCTGGTCGGGTCTCGATACACACTCCAATAATACGTACTTTACCATTCATATTGATTGAGATTTCCTTCTTCAACGAATAACGTTCTCTTTTTCCATTGTTTTCATCTAACGCTTTATCAAAGAAGACATTAGCAGCATAGAAAATGTCTCTATGATATTCTTCTAGAAAGTCCATTGGATACTCAGTATAGGTCCCTCCTTCAATAATTAGTTCCAGTTTGTCTACTTTGTGTCCCTGTCGCAATAGACTATTCATACGGTCTGTCATCTGTGTATAGGCATCCCATCCACACCGAAATCCACGTTGCACTGCTGGTTCTTTCAATAGATATGAACGAGCTATATTCACATCTGCCCCATTCTTCTTTGTCTGGTCTGGACAATAATAGCAATTGTGACGACATCCATTAAATGCGTTGTCTTCTGTTTCATCTTCCATAGGATAAGGTGGCAAAAGAAGTGCAAAACTGTTTACACCCGACATATTTCGAATTGGACGCTTTTGGATATAGTGAAAGAAGCCCTGGTCATCTTTCATATCATCTTCTCCTACCATCTTGTTATAAACATAGACCAAATATGTTTTCTTTACACGAAGTCCTATCATTTTACGCTTGCCTCTTTTACTGATTTCTCGTGTATATCCCTTAACTCCCTTATTGACATGTACCATCTTTTTCTCAAACTTTGAGCGGAAAACTTTATCACTGATTTTTGCGTTGCCAGGGAATTTAGGGTGATTTTCCAGATAAAATGTGTAAAGTTTGTGGATAAAACCTTTGTAGATGTCAATATTGTCATTTACCAAGTTTAGATCTTCATTTTTCGTAACAAGTAGACTTTCCAGATCCTGGATAGTTCCTGTGTTCTTAGAGCACATATTTGTTGTTGTTGTTTTGCTGTTGTTGTTGTTTTGCTGTTGTTGTTGTTTTGGTAATACTTTTAAAATAAGTCTTTGTATTGTTGTCTAGTAAAGGACTAATTGCTTAATGTATCATTAAAAATAAATAATATCGAATGTTCAACTATTAAACTACAATTAATATGTATAGTCGTTCCAATATCTATAATGTCAAAGATAATTATACACTTCACGGTTTTAATTCTATATTAGTCTTTTCTTGAACAAATCGTATAATTTAATAATTGAATATTATATCACACAATAGGCGAATAATAAAGATGAAAATGATTTATTCTATATTAATTTTAGTAGCGGTTATATTACTTTTTTTTTGGGTAGTTAAACAACATAAAAAGGCTGAAAGAGAGTACTATGTTAATAATAATGTAAGCGAAGTTATGAAAAAATTTCAAAATATGAAAGCGACTCCAAAAGAAAAAGATGTATTATGTACTTTGGCTGCTAATTCTGGTAAAATAACAAAGACTGAATGTTTAGATTTATTAGAGAAACATGGAAATGTTCAGGGCGCTATGCGTATATTTGCTAAAGTTGGTGATGTTAAAGAACTTTTGAAATTATTTTAAAAGAAGGAGTATTAATGATATACGTTTCGTTTTATATTTTGATTATTAATTTGATATGCTTGTTTATTGTGAACTATTAACATATAAAATGTAATGCCCAAAATTACGGTTATTAATGATACTATATTAATTGTTAGTGCAAATGGATAGTATATTAATTCGTGTAAAATAATGTTTATTGGTACCATGAAACAAATTGAATTTATGAAAAAAGTAATATATCCGAAATAAAATAATGTTGTATATTTTTGAATAGATGTTTCAATAAAATCTTTATTCTCAAACCGTAGTGTTTTAAAAAAAGTTGATGTAATGAATGTCATAATTGCACTAAATAATGATACAATAAATCCTAATCCAAAGAAAAAGTATGTAAACGAAGATATAGTAATATTGCCATCTATTACAGTTTTATCAAATACAATACCTATAAATTGAAATCCTGCTAAGGTACATGCAGAATCAAATAATTGATCATATATAGAAATAATATCATCAATAGAGGTGCTCAAATGTTCGGTGAAAGTATCTGAAGGATTGTATCCATTTTTAATCATTAAATCCATATTTGTGTATTGTGATGACATTTTGAAATGTGTATGTTTAATTTATATTATCATTTTATAGCTATTTGTTTAAATAAAATTAGAGAATACTTAAACGAAATCATCCTATATCTTTTAGTATATTCTTATTACTACTTGGACAACATGTTTGTCTTAATGCATGTCTAGACGGAAGTGGCGGTTTATGCCTCGTTCCAGATATAATAGTGGCTTTAATATCTGTTATCTGACTTTGTACAGTAAATAGGTCTTGTTCTGATACTCGTCTGAATTCGTAATATAATTCTTTAGTCTTTTCATCTAATTGATCTTCAACACGTAAGAAAGCTTGGTGTAATATTTCTTTTTTAATGTTATAGATTTTACATAGTAGTTTGTATTGATTTCCAACTACCCATTCACCGTCTTTAAAGGTTTCTACAAAAGGATTTTTTATATTTGGTATACGTAAATTTTGATTTTCAGGTTTTAAATCGTTAAAGTGAATCGCATTAATAAGTTTAGATAAAGCACTGAATGGATCTTTTAGCATTTCTTTATAGTCATGGTCAGTAATATGTGATAAGTCTTCTTCTCCATAATTATGTATATCAATCTTTTTAGAATTATCTATATTATTTATTTGATTATTATTCATCGTATTATTTATATTATTTCCAGCCATTTGTCCATGATTATTATATATAGAGTCAATGTCTATAGTCCCAATTTGATTTTCTTCCATATATCCTTTTACTTCTGCTCCTAACATATCAATTAGATTTTTCATGCGTAAATTATCTAATATATTATCTCTTTCTTTACAATAATGTAGTTGATGCCTAGATCTAGATGGTGCAGTGCTAAAACTGCGATTACAATATTTGCATTTATATTTTTTAGTAGAATTATTTGCAATAATATTTGTATCTGTATTATTTTTATTGAAATATTCATATAATTTATAAAATTCAATCATATATTTAATTGGTACATCTTTAATAGATGGCTTACATAATACTTTGCGTTTTAAATGTTTTTTAAAATTCGCTTTTAAATTAGTAGAATAACCACATCTAAGACAATCATATGATGCCATTTTGAAAATGGTAATATTGTTAATTTTATTAATAATAGATATGATAATTTTATTACTAATTTTTGTTTAAATATAAATATTAAATATATACACAACTCCCTATATGTTTTATGACATTTGCTTATGATCTATATATTTAATATGTTAATAAATTTTTGTAATAATGCTAATAAAATGGACATATTATTACTTTTTAATAATTGTAATATATTACAGAAAATGCTAATTTTATTACTTTTTATGGTTTCATAACGTTCTGTATATAAAAACATTGAGACATATCTATGATACCATATTTTGTTAAAACGAGAAATAGGTGAAGCGTATTTTGTGTTATGTTAATATTATTACAAATTTTGGTGAGGGGGGAAACAAAGCTTAAATTTTTGGCCAAATCTTAGCACAAAATTATTTTTTGTTTCGAAATTATAAATTTTAGAAATTTTGAGTTTGTGGGGAAAAATCATCATTTTGTAGGAAAAGTGTTATAAATGTTCCTATAACTTAATTTTGACGAATATAAAAATTCGATATTGTTTCTCTGATTGTTTTGTAAAAATAATAATATGAAACACATTCGGCAGTTTTTATCTGACGTTTACAAAACAATCATATAGATTGTATTAAGCAACTACTGTTTAACCAATATATAAACATGAGTACGGGTAAAAATCCATATGATTCATTAAGTTATGATGATGAAGAATACAATGTAAACAACTTGCCTGTTCACAAACAAAAACGTAAATTAATGAAAAAACTTAGGGAGATTGAGAAATTAGAACAAAAGAACTGTTTTGAATTGACAGAGGAACAAAAATCGAAACTAAGTAAAAAGTTAGCAGTATTAGAACAATTAGAAAAGTTAGAACATATGAATAAAAGTTCAACTCTAAAAAAGAAATATACTGCACAAACTAAGAAATCAAAACCGAAAGTTAATAAGTCTAAAAAGCCACATAAACGTAAATTATGCGATGATGATGATATATTAAGGAAATATCAAGAGTTAGCTAAAAAAGAAAATGAGAGATTTAAAGAAGAAGAAACACTACGTAAGGAAAAAGAGAGAATACGACGTAAGGAACAGGAGAGAATACTACGTGAAGAAAAAAGAAAAAAAGAACGTGAGGAAAAAAGAAAAAGGCTTTATACAATATATAAAGATGACATTAAATTTATGGGTCTACATAAATATAATGAAAATATTACAACACAATTTCTTAGAAAGAGATATTATAAATTATGTCTTAAACATCATCCTGATAAAGGCGGTGATCAAGAATCTTTTAAAAGATTAAATAATGTAAATACTAGACTAGAAAAATACGTTAAAGAAATCCAACAACTTTAATATATATATAAGTTCATTAAATAACAGTTCATTAAATAACAGTTCATTAAATAAGATTTTATTTTTTATATGAAATTATTTAATTTAAAAGTAACTAACATATTTCGTATATTCCACTGAAAACAACTCTAAAATTAAAGTAAATTAAATAGAAGAATGCAAACTCCAACAGTAACACTTCCTAGAGAATTTGAATATGATGGTCCAGAACCTATTGTATTTGACGTATATGACACGGATAGTATATCACTTAATGATACAAATTATATTAATTGCACTAATTTATTGCAAAAACCACTAAATGGCATTGCAATTGGTGTAGTTGAAATCGCATTATATCTATTTGTAGGTTATTTAATTCGTCAGAAATGGTATCACCAACTCAGACATGTTAATGTAATTTCCTATTATTGGTTATTAATGACAGTATTAACCTTTATCTGGGAAGTTGCCTTTATCTGTCAATATAAAAGTGTACATGATTATGCAGAAGAGTTTGTAGAAAATGACACACATGTATGGACAACTAATTACACTCTTGATTATATAAACCCATGGAAGCTTTCTAAAATCTTTTACGCTGAATACGGTGCACATGCAGATCGCGAGTATATTCAATTAGATAACTACTGGAGTCGACTAATTGAAGGAACACATGCGGGATTGTGTGGCCTCTTTGCGCTTTTTGCGATTATTTTTAAGACACACAATAAACGTGAACTATTTGTAATCTCAGCTACTGTAGCTATGTCAACACAGCTTATGAATAGTATTTTATACATGGGGCAATACTTTTATCAAGTATTTGATCCGCATAATGTAAACTATCCTTCTAGTGAATTTCCATTTGGACCATTTATGCTTGATAGAGGGTTCATGTACGTGAATGTATTTTGGACTATAATGCCATTGTATGTAATTATTATGGAGTACTGTTTTTATGACAGAACTTGTTGCAAAAAACAAAAATTAGGACATTCATATTACGATAATAAAACGAGAAATCCAGTAGATGATTTGAGAATGTTTGCATATAATATCAATTCTTATTGTTTAACTCGTGCAAGTCAAAATGTATATTATGATAATGGTAGCGTATTAAGTGTAAAATTTAACAGACATCCAAATGATTCATATAGTAGTGATGAGAGTGATTCTGAATAACTTTTAACTGTTACTTAAAGAAAGATTGATGTTTCCATATAACTTTATAATTTTATACGCCTATCATTTTTGATTCATCATAGTATTTACCTTTTTGTTCCCTTGCCGTTCTATAAATATCAAATAGATCAGATTTTTCTAACAAACCTGCATCATTTATCTTATGCAATAATGATGGAAATGATTTTTTAGGTAAAAATCCACCTCCTAAAGGTGTATATTGAAAATTCATTTCATTGTAAAGTTTTCTCATAATTAGAGCTTCGACGCGTAACATTATCTCAAATGCATTACTTAAATATTCTTGGTCAATAGTTATCTTCTTTTTCTTTGCTTGCTTTCTAATATTAGAATCTGCATATACCATTCCAAAATCAATTAAAACCCATCTGTTTTTATCCAAATCATACATAACATTCATTTTAACATTACTATCTGCATATGCAATCTTAGCATCTGCCAATGCATGAGCTATCTCCGACAGTTCTTTTACGTCTTTTTCAGTGTATTTGACAATTTTATAGTATCTTAATATTGGACCATTTACCATTTCCATCAAAAAGCATTTTTCACCTTCCCATACAACTTTTGGTGTCACACCACTATTTCCCATTTTTTTCTGGTCAAGTATTTCTTTTTTAATTAATTTTTCAGATTTCTTAGCATCGAATATTTTACAGGCATAATTCTTACTGTTTGGACCAATAACTTTCCAGGTCTCTCCATCTTTTCCAGTTTGTCCTAATCTGCCATCCCATTTATAACCATTGGGAATTGGACACAGTGGTCTTCTATCACCTTTTCCTCCACCTTTTCTTCCACCTTTTTTGGTAACTTGTTTGACAGGTTTAGCAACAGCCTTTGGTTTAGAAGCAGTAGTCTTTGGTTTAGCAACAGCCTTTGGTTTAGAAGCAGTAGTCTTTGGTTTAGCAACAGCCTTTGGTTTAGCAACAGCCTTTGGTTTAGAAGCAGTAGTCTTTGGTTTAGAAGCAGTAGTCTTTGGTTTAGAAGCAGTAGTCTTTGGTTTAGAAGCAGTAGTCTTTGGTTTAGAAGCAACAGCCTTTGGTTTAGAAGCAGTAGTCTTTGGTTTAGAAGCAACAGCCTTTGGTTTCGCAACAGCCTTTGGTTTCGCAGCAGCAGCCTTTGGTTTCGCAACAGCCTTTGGTTTCGCAGCAGCAGCCTTTTTACCTCTTAAAGATGGTCTGCATTTTTTTGTTTTAGTATCATATACCAATCCTTGTTTTCTACATTCTGCTCTCATTTCTGCGACAGATGGTCTGCATTTTTTTGTTTTAGTATCATATACCAATCCTTGTTTTCTACATTCTGCTCTCATTTCTGCGACAGTTGGTTTTCTTTTTAGTTTTTTAACGCAATTTTTATAAACTAACTCAGAAGCTTTTAATTCTGACATGGCTTTTTGTAGTTGTAGTTTATTTCTTAAAACAATATTTTTTTGTTTTTCACAATTCATAGTTACTTAATATATTTATGATGCTATATAATAAAATATAAAAAAAAATAAATAGAATTTTGAGTTTTGGTTATATATTTTTGTACAAGTTTAATAGCTTTAGGTTTGTTTAGTTGAACGAATCACTTGTATATCCTTATATTGATCGGTTGGTTTAGCTGCACGAATAACTGGTGTGTCTTTGTATTGATCGGTTGGTTTAGCTGCACGAATAACTGGCGTGTCTTTGTATTGATCGGTTGGTTTAGCTGCACGAATAACTGGTGTGTCTTTGTATTGATCAGTCGGCTTAGCTGCACGAATAACTGGTGTGTCTTTGTATTGATCGGTTGGTTTAGCTGCACGAATAACTGGTATGTCTTTGTATTGATCGGTTGGTTTAGCTGCACGAATAACTGGTGTGTCTTTGTATTGATCAGACGGCTTAGCTCCTCGGAGTGTATATAGTGAGGATACAGGTGTTAGAATACCTACAATACATAGAGTCATTGTGACAAGTTTCATTGTGATAAATTGGTGAATGGATTAATGTAAATAAACTAGAAAATAAGTAATTAAGTAAAACGTTAAATAAGCTTTCAAATAATTAAAATACAATAGAATAACTATGTAATTATTCTTTAAATTCATTTCGAATTTTCAGTTTGGATTTACAAAATTACAAACGCATTGGTTCATCTGTTTCAACATATTCTCGGCATATTCCAAATGTTTTTCTATGATACTGTGATATACCATGTTCTTTAATACCATCTCTATGTTGTTTAGTACCATATGCTTTATTTTTTGACCATCCATATCTCTGATCTAATTCAGGATGTAATTTGCATAGTTTTTTCATATGACGATCACGACTTACTTTGGCTAAAATACTAGCAGCAGCAATAGCAATATATTCATTGTCCCCTCCTTTAACACAAACATGTTCAGTGTATTCTCCATTACCATGAGGAGATTTATATGGTTTAAATTTATCACCGTCAACTAAAAGTAAATCAGGAATAAATGTCAAATTATCGACAGCATAATGCATAGCTGTAAATGTTGCTTGTAAAATATTAATTTCATCTATACGTTTAGGTGGAACACTAATGATAGCATAATCTGTAACATGTTCCGTAATATAGTCATATAACATTTCACGTTTGCGTTCAGTTAATGTTTTTGAATCACGTATATCCTTGTAAGTATCATCTGGAAAAGAATCAGGTAAAATGACAGCAGCAGCATATACAGGGCCAGCTAGACAACCTCTACCAGCTTCATCAATACCGGCTTCTACAGTACGAGAATCTTCACCACGAGTATGATGCATTTTAAGTGGTGCATAGACTTTTTTAAAACGTGCTTTTTTTATTTTGTTTTTCTCGGTATTATTTATATTAGACATTGTGTTATATTGTTAATTATAATAGATAATTAATACACAGATATCAGTGGTTAATTACTGAATGATATATAATAGTGAATTAATGTTAAATATAAAAGATAATACTTTTATCGAATTTCCAATACAAAATGTCAATTTAAAGAAAACCTTTTTAAAAATTTAATTGATTTTTTTTATTTAGATATTAGTTTAACATATTTTTCAAAAAAGTAATATAACTTTCAACTTCACAAAAACATAACACACCTCCAGAAAAACATAAACCCAACACAAATGTCAGCTACAACGGAAACAAAGAAATATGCGCCGAAAATTTATGTATTAACAGGCGCAGGTATTTCAGCACCAAGTGGTATTCATACATGGAGAGCAAATGATAATGCACATGAAAATCCAATTGAGGGAAATAAAGTTAGAGAAAAGAAGCCAATTTGGGATAGATATGACAAGAATATTGTATGTAATTATAGAGTATGGAAAAAGCATCGCTCAACAGTTTTTAAATTTTACAAAGAAATGGCTGAGTTGTATGGAAATGCAAAACCAAATGGTGCACATAAATTCTTTGCAGAATTACAAAAACAATATGGCGTGAAACGTGTGAAAATCATTACACAAAATGTAGATCATTTGCTTGAAGATGCAGGATGTAAAGAGGTTCTTCATCTTCATGGTGAAGGTGGTAAATTGGTATGCAAAAAATGTAAAATCACGTGGTCAGATGATGTGGAAGAAGATATGGAATGTGGTTTATGCGGTTCGTGTACAAATGTGAAACCAGCTGTAGTATTTTTTGGAGAAGATGTGCCTAATTATAGAGTGCTTGCACATTATTTTAATAAGTTGAGGAAAGAAGATATAGTGATTATTTGTGGCACTAATGGGCAAGTTGTAAATTTGGATAGATATTGTAATGGTGATGTAATGTATAATGAGGCAAATTATATACTAAATGTGTATGATGAAGAACAGTATCATAAAATACCAGATGATAAAAGACTTTATGGCGTGGAGTGTTGTACAACATTTCTACCAAAAGTACAGGGATATATTGATGCGCATATGTCGCCGGTGTGATTTAATTTATTTGCCGATTTTACTGTAAATGTACCGTTAATTTAATTGGGTAATAACGTTTAACTTTTACTTTGACTCTCGTAACGCGTAAAAATCGCCCATTTGAGAGCGCAATATTTCACTATGATTTTAATATTTTTTTAAGATTCTTTTTGCAATTTTGTAATATCTTTTTGGTTTGTAATACTTTTTTTATTTATCATTTATATACTAATAGTTTAGTGATTTATTTAATTTACTTAAAATGGCTTGCAATAAAACTTATGGCGTATCCTTTTGTGGATTCGACAACTATACCTATGATCATCCAGATTACACTTCCCATCCTGCTCACCCAAATAACAACTGCAAATGTGAGGTCCCAACTTATTTTCCAGAAACTAAAGTAGGTGATAACAACTTCTATATATGTAATCAAGAAGTAACAGACAAGATTTTCAATCGTCTACATTGTGGTCAAAAAGTTGTACCAGAACAACGTCCTGGATTTGAAGTATGTCGTCAACCCGTAGACCTAAACGATGGATTAACCCATCCACAAATTGATATGATTGACCCATGTAAAGATCATAATAACCAATTTACACCATGTAAAGGTGACGGATTAGGATATTTAAAACGCATTTTAGTTGATAGTGAACTCAAATGTATGAACCAATATTTGTCTAAAGTACATGAAACATCTGTATTTCGACCAACTAAAATTCCTAATTCTAATACACATGGAACGTATGTATCAGTGGCAAATGATAATTTAGGACCTCATAGTGTATGCGGACCTGTAACAATAAATAAATGTACAAATTATCCATATCAACCTGACAACTGTCCACCAAATGGATTATTGAATATTGGTGAAGGTGAAAACACCATAGATCGACGTATTTCAGGTAAAGCAGATGGGGCACATGTGTTTTTACCAATTGGACCAACACGTTGCGACGAAATGAATAGATGTGAAATGATATGGGATAATGTCACCAAACGCCATTATAAAGATTCAATTCCAAATTATGTCAAACCAGATAATGAATATCAACCACGTGAATTTGGAGGTCATCCAGTTCAATACCCACCTGTATGCAAATATGACTATACTTGTATTTAATGTACCTACTAATTATCATAATTATCATTATTATTATAATAAGACATAGGTATTCCATTATATCCAAGTTCTTCTGGATTGTCTTTATAATCGGTTAATAATAATAATTTATTTATATTTATTAAATTACCATCAAGATTACCATGTTTTTTACCATGTTTTTTACCAATTTTATTATTAGCAATATTAGCATCCTCACTTTTATTATTAGCAATATTAGCATCCTCACTTTTTCTTAAATTAAAGAAATAATCTACACACCTTTCAATTTCGATTGCATTAGCATTAGCATTAGGATTAGAATTTTTAACAATATCTGTAGGAAATCCAGGATTGATAGCGTTAATATCTGTTATAATTGGCAATTGTTTTTTTTTAGCTTTTTCATTCCAAAATGTTATTACTTTATCATCTACTAGTCTGAACCAGAATAAATGACCATTATCAATTACAACATTAGGTTGACATCCCATAAATGTACCTTTGTTTGATTCCCAATCTATATCCATAGGTAAAAGTCCACCTTTACCAGTTAAGCAGAATTCTTGGACAATTACTTTATCAATGAAATGTCCTGCATTTGATTGTATTTCATTTGGTTTTTCATCATATTTGTTTTGTATTGATTCTATCATATTTGTTAGAAATTCATTTGCAAGTCTCTTAAATTCTTTAAGTTGTGTTTTGTCTACATTTTGAAATCCACCACCCATTTCATTTAGGGGATCGTAATGAATTATTTTAAATTTTTTAAATTTATTTCCAACTCCGAGTCTATGTATAGAATCAGCTATTTTAAGTGCAAATAGAATGGTAAATTGGGCTACAATATCAAACTCCAAATTCCAGTTTAAAATACCCGTTGAATAGATATGGAATGTATTATTCTCACAATTTGCATCAGCAGAAAGGGCATTTTTATAGTCTTGTTTAGAACCACCACCTCCGCCTCCGCCACCGCCACCGCCACCGCCACCGCCTCCGCCACCGCCACCGCCACCGCCTCCGCCACCGCCACCGCCACCGCCACCGCCACCGCCTATGCCCGAAATGGAAGCACCACCTGCCCCCCCAATGATGGACTCTCCACCACCATTTTTATTGGTGCTACGAGAACTGCTGGATTGATAATATTTTATGTACTTTTTTAATAATTGTTTACCATCGTAAGAAAAAACAGATACTTTATTTAATGTATTTGGGTTCAGTATAAAGTCCATGTTTATAAATTAATTATAATTTGTAGAAATCAAATATATATATATATTACTTTTATATTATTTTTTCTATTTATAATATCTATTTACAACTTGATACGTTTCTTTGGTTCTTTATAAGTTAAATCTAAAAATTCAAAAATGTCTTCTTCAGTTTCAAATACTGGTTTGCCAATTTTAGCTTTAACTGTTTCAGGTGGTACACGCGTTTTAGTACCTTTAAGTGTAATATCATATTCATTTAAAGAGTATCCTAATTTCAAAGCATGAGCTCGCATATGTACGTTGTGTTTAGCACTTCCAGTGAAATAGAGTATCGCAAAAGGATAATCTTCAGGTGTAGTTTCAACAATATCAAGATGACGTGCTTTACCTGTTTCACCAATACGAATGATACCCATGAATTTCTTAAATCCCTTTGCTAATGTTTCATTAATCATACCAGTACTATTTAATAGCTCTAATACATAACCAAGTGCACGAGTTTCATATTTACGTGAGGAAATCAACATATCAATATCACCACTAGTTGCAACACCGCGTCTATAACTTCCTGCAATTGTCATTTGAATGTCATTTCCAAATTTTTGTTTTAATAATCTTTCAATGATTTTACGAAATTGTGTAATTTCTTTACGTGGTATGCGGTCATTTAAGTCTTCATAATTGCGAAGGCCCATTTTCTGTTTGTTATTTAGAAGTTTTAAATTTTTCGCAACTTCTTCACGCAATTTTTCAATTGTGTAAATTTTTTTTTCAACTAATGTTTTAATTTTAGCTGGACCAACACCATAAATTCTCCCAAATATTTCTGTAGCTTTTGCTGCATCTGAATTATGAAATTCGTGTGCTTCTTCTAAAACAATATTTTCATAGAGTTCTTGTTTATTTCCACCTCCTCCATCTCTACTACCATGACTTGATGAACGTCTGGTAAAATATATAGTATACAATTCTCTTACTTTTTTAATAATTTTAGTTGGGTTTTTATACCCATTTGTTTTAAATAGATCAGTATAAAATTCTATTGCGTCTTCTACAGTCTTGATGTTGTCTTGTGCATTTTCAATTTCAGCTTGAGCTCCTAAAAGGATTTCTTTTACACGTTTGTAATTGCGAATTTTAAATTGCCAACCATTTGGTTTTTCAAATGTAGCTTTACGGATCATAATGTCCATATTTTTAGAAATTACGTCATCCATTGTTTAAATTTATAAGTAAAATACTAGAAGTCTATTTTAAGACAAAAGTGTAATTATATACGTTTTAAACAGAATAAGAAGACAGTACTTAAATTAAAACATAAATAATAAATAAATCAAATTTCAACGATATATTTTTCCAATATCACCAAACGCGTTATTAAATGCTATGCGTTGTTCTAATTCACGTTTTTTCTTGTATAATTTACCTATTTTTTCAGAATAATTTCTGTCACGAGAATGAAGCAAATTATGAATTAACTGTTCACATCTTTTTAAATTTTTTGTATCTTTTTCCATTTTTTCTTCATATGTTAGAGCAAAATAACGTTTATTCCCCTTTGAATCGTATTGACAACAACACATACAGCAACATATATAACAAAGATATTTACACATTTACCAACTTTTAAAACACAATATCAAGATATTGATAACTATATTTAAGTTGTTATTCTTCTGTTTTAACATCTACATTATTTTTATTACTGATAATCATAATATCATCACCGTATGTTTCTATTAGTTTTTTACGTGTTTCTTCATCTAATTTTGATAGGTCTTTTTTTGTTATTACTTGATATGATGGGTCTGTTACTTTCTTTTCAGGTGGATATACCAGATGATATACATAAACAGTCCCGCGTCGTAAACCGTAAAATAATGCGGTTGATAAAGGTACAATAGAATATATGGCTGCTAATTCAAGAGCGTATATTCCTAATGTCAATTGAAGTCCCATAGTTGATAATTAATGATAATTACAAGTTATAAAAAACAGATAAAATATAAATGGTATGTAATTTTAAATTGATGTATCATTATATAATGATTAGTAATATGATGGTCTACGTGTAGTACGGAATTGTCGTTTGAAATATTTAGCTATATTTTTATGATATTTTACTATACAAACAACAGTTAAAACTAAAATTATTACGTATAATACAACCTTGTCAATTGTAAACCATTTTTCATGTTTTCTGAACCACGTATTTATATGATGTGATTTATAATATTTATCATGGTAAATTTTCATGACCTCATCATATGTATATGTGCGTTTACCAAGTGATATGTTAACTTGATTATGTAATGCAATAAGCCATTCAACTAATTCTTTTCTTGAATTAATATGTTCGTCTAAAGGCATATCACGCAAATGTGAATTATAATGCTCTTGACATTTGGAACAAGGTAGTATGTTACCTAAATTGTTGAAGAAATTTTTATAAAACTGTTTCTCAAGTTCTCCAGGCTTTTCTGGGAATGTCATGGTGATACTATGAAGAAATGTCCATGCTGGTGGACCCCATATATTTGAATCCATAATTTAATTATCAAGTATAAAGTAATAAATAATTGTATAATAACATAATAAAAAAACTATGATTAATATTATTATCTGGACTATGGTGACACCTTCTGTATCGTTTGTTGGGGATGGTATCGGGACACACGCAGACGCAAAATAATACAACCACACATTTGAATGACTTTCGGGACCCCTTATGTGGCAGGAAATATAGATGATCCATACACCCGTTTAATATAATTTATATGCAAACATATTATAATTTAAACATAATTTTAAATATTTATATCATATATATATTTTTGTAATTTATATCAAAATGAGTATTATAGACCCAGATACAAATCTGCGTTATTCTTTAAAATGTAATAAAGGCAAAAGTGTACTTAAATCTTATATACAACAATACCAGTGTGGTGGGGTGAATACTATTTATGAAAAAGATACGATATTTAAAACTCAAAAGGCATGGTTGGAAGTAACATCTGTGGAATTTAATTCCATTGCTGACATACGAAAATTTCAAAAAAAATTTTCAAAAAATGAAACTTTTAAATCATTTGATAAATTATGGGGAGAGCGTATGAATTTAGTCATAGACTTTATGGGTAATTATGCTGTTTGGAAATTTCTATTAAATGATGATATTGATATTTATGAACGCAAACCGCCAAGGAAATCAACAATTGTAAAATCTGATAGACATCAAGCATATTTCACAGGACATCATTGGCTTAGTATTGTTAAAAATACTCGTGAATTATTTGATCCATATAGTGAATATCAAATTACTGGAACTAACCAGTTTTGTCAAACATATGCGTTAATGCATTTAATGAATAAACTTCCTGGCCAATCAAATCAAGTATGTAGTCCCTTTCCTTATAACTCTTTCAAAAAGTACTATTATTATACTAGATGTGCGTTAGATTTTATAGTTGATGTTATTAAATCTGTAAAAAAAGCCGAATTAAAATTATATGACTATGGAAATACAAAATATATAGATAATGTTTTAAAATGGGCATTTGTATTACGTAGGAATTCAAATGTTACACTTAATATTATTGGTATGCCATTTATCTGAATCAATATAATATAATTAACATAAAGTATCAACACCTTCCCATGGTATTCCTGCAGTTTTGACTTCTTCACATTTGGCAACTAATTGTTCTTGTGTCATTTCACCAGTTAATGGATCCATAACTTGTCCATTTCCTCCATGACATTTGCCATCGTCACTGTAAACCCAATAATCTGGACATTTTGCAATTACGGGTGGCCAACTGACTGCATCTTGTGCATCAATATTATCGCGATATAATTTCCAAATTACAAAAACTAGAAATAGCAAACATATAGCTATAACAAGAAACTTAATTACATTTACAACAGTAACGTTCATAATATATAATAATGAAATGAATAATTAAATAAGACAAATTGTATAATATAATAAGAAAATAATGAAACTTAAAAGACAGTATACATATTAATGTAAACAAGAAGAATAAACATATAATAAGATCTGAAACAAATTTAAAAAAATAATAAAATGAATGACACAATTGCATTGTTTAATGTTTCAGATACAAATTTGACTCCTCATAAACAATTTATATTGATCAATGTATTTGCTTAAAACTTAATAAACTAACATTTTAATTTGCGTAAGCTAATCCGCCCATACCACTAATTACTCTCAGAATATTATAATTTAATCCATATATATTTTGTATTGTGACTGCTGAACTAAATTCTAATGATGATTTATCTATTCTTGAAAAATTACATGTTCCAGTTGGCTGATATTCTTCCGGTTCTAGTGCAAATGAATAACAGTTTATATTTCTTATCATAGAAGACGTTCGTGATCTCTGTAATACATATCCATCCTCTTTTACAACTTTTAATTCTAATGTATCTTCATCATGTGGAACGTCCATTACCCCTGTGTTTCTTCCAGTGAAAACCATTGAAAAAGAATATCTTATGCCGGTATCAGCATCAACTGTTACATTGACTGCCTCTCTCTCGATTATTCTAACAACTGTTGTATGGTCTTTATGATCTGCATCATATATGATTAGTTTATCACCTACATCTACAAGCATACCATCTACATCATTTCTAAATAAAATAGTTCCACTTAATCCATCCGCATCTATAACTATTTTACATTTTGTATTATCCGTTATATCAGTTGCTGTAGTTTCTTGACGAGTGGCTGTTAATGTTATAGGTCTATTTAATCCAACTGGTAAATTTTGTCGTGGTATAGAAGTATGATTATCATATGGTTGATGGATTTGAAAATATTCTTTTTTCTGTGCCCTAAACCTGTCTCTCCCATTCAATTTTATAGTTGCTGATTCAGTTGTAATCGAATTTTCACTTGTCCAAAAAAGTTCTTTAACTGGATGATTAAACGCAAATGTATATGATAACTTAGATCTTCCTTCTTCTTTATATTGAACCTGTTCTATTAAATATTCTTGTGGCATCTGTGCAAATCGCCGTCTCTCATCCGTATCTAAATATACATATTCGCACCATAATTTAATTTCTGCAGCAGCACCTACTTCTGTGCTTGTTCCCCAATCAAATACTAACTTAACATCATGATACTGTAATGCTATAAGTGGTAAAGCAAGCCCTGTATTTCGACAAAACCAAAATAAAAGAGGAATATGCACTTCAGATACACCTGTTGTACCACTTGAACCTATACAACCTTGTAATGATTTTAATCCAATTGATTTTGTTTCCGGACAAGTTAGTTCATTCCACAGTTGCATCCATTCACATGTATGTTCATCTATTTTTTCACCACCAATCAAAATACGCACCTTATTTATTATTTTATCACCCATTGTAATACCCGATGTATCAGATGATATATAGACTTTTCTTAATAAATCTCCATTTCTTGATATAATTGCTTCACCTGATTTCGTAGAAGTATCTAAAATGCTTGTCCCATGAATAAATTGCTCTATTACCTCTGTTGAAAAGTTTGTATGTCGTCGATATATTGTTTTAAAAAAGGTTATTTGGGGATTCCCAGTAATAAAATTGTCTTGACTTCCTATTGCTACTAATTGTAATAATCCTCCACCCATTTTATTTTAAATTAATCACGATTAATAATAATAATATATTATTAATTTTATTTACTTCCATATACTTGGTTTCTTTTTATTTTTCCAATATCGTTTCGCTTGTTCTTCCATTTTTAATAATCGTTCATAATAATCTGGAAATTCATCTAAATGTGCTAATGCAATTTTTAATGTCTTCATTAAATCATTGTCTGTTACATTTGTCTTTAACATTATTCGACCATGTTCCATTTCAACCTTTATGCCCAATTTTAATGTATCAAGTGAAACTACATATAAATTAACACCCAACTTATTTGCAAGTATCTTTATTTTCTTTTTAGATATTTTCATATTCTTTATAAATATGTTTTATTTTAATTAAATCATTTTACGAATATTGATAAAGACATTATAATAGAAATTCAAATGGGAATCAGTGGTAAATTTCATATAAGTATATAGCTGCATCTTTTGTTGCTGAAGTTATAGATAGTTGTTATGGTATATTAATTAATCAACTTCCAGTTCTTGTTACAGCGATATTGATTATTATTGAATCACTGTTGCTATTGATTGCAAAAATTAAGTTTGATAGTCCAAGAGAAATCAAAGATCAACGTAAATCTATGCGTGTAAAAGAAATCGAAAAACGCAAGTCATCACAAAATCTGGCTGAACTAACTGAAGTCATTATAGAAATAGATGGTGAAGATAATACAGATTGAAACGGTTTATTAATTATCATGTATATTATCTACAGTATGTGTCATCATATCTCGTAGTTTAATTATATCTGGCTCGTAATTCTCTTTTATTTTTGTATTTATATCAATGTTACCTATTTCAACTGTTTCAGTGATATTGTTTATATTTTGTTTTTTAGTATTGATATTCGGTTTATAGTTTGTATATTTTTTGGTATTTTTCTTTTTATATTTATCGTTTTTCATATTATCATGTATATATTTATGTCCATGTTTTTCATGTTGATTATTAATTGAAATTTTGCGTTTGCGAGCGAAATATTCATAAACTAATCCTGCAAGTTTTTCTAATTTATCTTTAATACCTCCCCCTTCAAAATCATTGTTATCGCCACATTTTGAATTTAAATAACCATCTATATCCAAAATACTGTTATCTGTATTTAAATTATACGTTATATTGTCCTTTGTAATTTCTTTGTGTAAAAAATATAGATCTATTGATACAAATAGATATATAAAACGGTAAAGCGATTTTAAAATATTGATGGTTATAAGCAAAAAGTATATAAAACTTCCTATAATTAAAAGAGTTGATTGGTTTTTAAAAAAGTAATGAGATGTGTTGAATGTAGATTTGCAAAAATACCTTGATAATCTGTAACTTAATGTAAATAGCATTTGATTTAAAGTTAGTTTGCCTAGTTAATAATTAGCAATAGAATTCGTAGAATTATTTATTTAAATTTAGTAATTTCGTAATTTAGTGACTTAATGATAATGGGACAAACATCATCAATTCATCCACGTAATATTAAATTTAATCTGCCACCGAAATCAAATAATTTTACATGTTGTTCAAAATTAAAAGATACAATTGTAACAGGAGTATTAGTTGGACAATAAAAAAATTGATAATGATCCATTTGTAAATGCGTTTGACGACTATGTTGGTGAATGGGAAATACTTGATGAAAATATGGATCCATATGATGAAATGTTATATGAATTGGCTAGTAAATACTCACATGACATATTTTGTGAAATAGTACCAGTTTATTTTGCATTTGGTGGATATTCTAATGGAAATGTATTTGTTGAAGAAGATATTGTGGAATTTCTATGTGGCAAATTACGTGATTACAGTGATAAAATAGAATAAATTAAAAATATGTGCATTAGTTTTTATTCATTAAACATCATACTGACATCTTCTCTTTGTCTGGAAACTTTATATTCGTTATCTTTTTTTAATTCTTGAATAATATCAAATCTGCCGAGAATTTTGAATGCTAATATAGCAGCATTTTTACTTTTACCTATGCCAACTGTTGCAACAGGTACACCATCAGGCATTTGTACTATAGAATAAAGTGAATCTTGACCACCTAAAGCGTTAGTTTCAATAGGTACACCAATTACAGGTAAATTAGTAATAGATGCAACCATCCCTGGCAAATGGGCTGCCCCGCCTGCTGCAGCAATAACTACTTTGCCTCCCCATTTTTGTACATTATGTGCAAACTCAAACATAAGATCAGGTGTTCTATGTGCAGAAATAACATCAATATGACAGGAAACTCCAAATCTTTTTATTAGATCAATACATGGTTGCATTTGTGGTAAATCGCTACTTGAGCCCATAATTACATAAATATATTGTCTTTCCATTGATGGCTCTCTTTCATATGTATAATGCCCGATTTTACGATTTAATTTATATGTATCTCCATTCTTTTTATTTTTATGATACCAGTGCATATAAACGCCGGACTCAGTTGGAATATTTTCGTCATATTCTCTTCCTCCTAGAATATTAACCATTACTGTGTCTTTTTCAGGATGAATTAATTGAGTATTAATATTTCCATAAAAATCTGGATCAGTAATTAAATTAATATGACTCTCAAATTGAGATACAAGACAACCTTCAATTGTATAATGACCAGAATTATGTACACGTGGGGATAATTCATTGATGAGTAATTTATCCTCCATTGTGAGGAAAAACTCGACGGATAAAATACCAGTGTAAGTATTTCCAGTATAATCTGACATGAGCTTTGCCAGAAGTTTGCAAATTTTTACAGCTTCATTTTCAATTTTACGAAAATCGCTATATTCAAGCGGTTCTTCTAATTTATCTGGAAAAGTATGAGTTTCTAAACATATACCATATTCTGGGTCTTGCACCGTATGAACTAAAGGATATATGCCAACAATTTTACTGTTATGTAAGCATATTTGTATAGCAAATTCACATATATGATCAATATATTCTTCACAATAAAATTGTTTACGTGGTAGTCCACTTTCTTTGATTATTTGGTTCATTTCTTCAATTGTGTCAATTCGCCATACACCTTTACCATCATAACCTCCATATTTTGTTTTCAAGATATAAGTGGTATTATCTTTAATCATATCAACAGACCATACTTGATTTGTACTTTTTTCAAATCCATTTGCATGTAACATATATTTTTGATCCCATTTATTTTGAATGGTCTTTAGTAATCGTGGATCTGGATGTACATCTACATTTCCTTCTTCTTTAAGTTCTATAAGTGTATCTGCATTAACAGATTCTATGTCCCACGTAAGGACGTCTATTTTTGTTTCAGCAACAAATGTGCGAATAGTAGTGCTATCTCTAAATGAACCAACATGATGTATTGCCCCAACTATAGATGCTGGACATCCTTCAGTTGGATCTAATATGAAAACTCTATGACCGAGTTTATGTGCAGCTTGTGTCATCATCATAGAAAGCTGTCCACCACCTAAAATACCAATACGTTTAAACATATTCTAATAATTATAAATTACAAAATTATTAATATGATTTAATCATTTATATTAGGTTTAAGTATATTGATATATCGGGTAAATTAAAACATTCGATACATTTTATTCTTTTAAATTAATTGTTTAATCAACTCGTTCAAACCAATTACGTAAACCAATTTTACAAACAAGTCTTGTAAACCACTCACACAATGACGGACCGACATACAAAATATTTAGACTCACTACTGAATACACGAGAACTATATGACAATGCAACAAAATTAGAAGAGGAATTAAAGGGATTACCACATGGAGATGAAATTATACCACCTGTAAATGAATGTTATCAAGATATTTTGAAGTGTGAAACACTAATTAACAAATATACTATCCCATTAATGTCTTCTAAACTTGATGTTCTATCTAGTAGACTTAAAGTATGTATCCATATTAAAGACAAAATCCATCAAATTCAGTTAAATGTCGACCATCTCGCTAAGGGTGCAGAATATTACAGTATATTTCCGTCCATATCAGAAATATACATATATCATAAGAATAAGCGCAGTGGTCTTAGACAACAAATTTCTGATATAAAACATTTGATATCTCGTTGGAATAATTTAAATATTGTGGATGATGTAATTATGTTTATACGTCGCTCGAAAATTATTTTTGGATGTGTGAATGGTGAGATGACAAAAACTTTTGCTGATAATTACGTGGCCTTACAAATTATCCGGAAACTTTCTCGCCGGATATGGGATACACCTTTTAGTAATGTATTTGATTCGATACGTGTTAATCGTTGGTGCCATATCCTGTCTAAGTATTTAAATCGTGATGAGTCATTTGAGAAACCATGGCTAAAACCCAAGAAGATTGAAGATATAATACTTGCTGCTGTTTGTGATACACCAATATATAATGGCGATGCAACTATTATAAATAACAATCTAAATAACCCCATTAAAATAAGTTATAGTTTTCGGACAAATAAACTCGGTACTATTGGGATTATTGGAAATGTATTTAATACTTATATCCACCACAGTGATGGATGGGTTGATAATTTTGTCGTAACACGAGGGTGTATTGTAAATGGTCCATGTAAAGTTTGTTTATCTCGTGCCGGAAATGAAAAGGTCACACATTATTTAGATAATATAAACTCGAAAAGAAATGTAAAAAAAATACATTTATCACTTCATAAAAATATAATGTATATTAATGGTGAATTAAGCGTGGAATTAGAGCGTATACCACGTATATCTAACTCTGACGAAGAAGGCTATTTCATAATTCCTCCAGGACCCACATTGGTAAATGTACATGGTAGAGTACCTAAAGGTACTTTTATGGTTGTGGATACTAGCTAACACATCATCTCAATAACACATGGATTTATTTACAATTATCTATGTCGCTTTCTTGTTCACTTTCATCCATATCAACGCCACCTGGCAATAAATTCATATCAATAATTTTTCTTTTGTCTGGGTCATAACGAATCATATCCTCATTGTCATATAAGTCTTGTTTCCAATTTTCCATAGCTATAGTGAGTTCTTCCTTAGCTTCTTCAGGAATATCCAGTGCTTTTGATTTAGTAACTTCACTTTTTTTAGTTTCATTCGTATTATCTTTACTAACATCTGCACTTGTATCTGTAATATCAATGGTATCGAGATTTAGAGTATTCATGAATTTTGGTGCACGACGTTTTTTCATTATTTTCTTTCTTGTAATTACCCCATGGCGACGGTGAATAAATTCAGTAATGTACCTACGTTGCGTATTTTTAGCACATTTCATCCATTTTTCATGACTTTTATCAAGAAGTTTTTGAATTTCATCTAAACTTTTTACTTCTTCGCGAGTTTCTTTATATTTACGCAATCGTTCTATAGCACCAGCATTACGAGTTAAACGTGATTTGAAATTATGTTGTTTTAACATTATTTGGTATTTTTTGAATTCATATTCTGTTGCGCGTAATTCTGCATCCGATACAGCGTAATTCTCTCGTGTATCGAACACGGGTTTCTCGCTAAAATTTTCGTCAAGTGATACTCCATCAGTCAAAAGTATATGTTTAATACGTGTTTGAATACCAAATATGTCATTAATATATATTTCATTTTCCATATTATTTATTATCTTTAATATTCGATAGAAAATTGGTTTTAAAACGTTTAAAAATAATACTCCTTCATTAAATACTAGTTTATAATTTTAAATTAAAATCCATCAAAACTCAAATCGAATTTGGAATAAACAAAACTAAATGGCATCTCAAGAACCTAACGACTTCATTAAAGGTGGAGTTCTATTAGCTAAAGAATTTGATAAGGTAAAGACGAAAAAACCCATTACTGAATATTGGGCCAGTGAAAAATATGATGGGTGTCGTGCTATCTGGGATGGCGAAAAATTCGTATCTCGTAATAACAAAACTATTTTTCTTGCACCTCCATGGTTTAAAGAATGTATGCCAAAAGATATTGTTTTAGATGGCGAACTATGGACAAAACGTAATGATTTTGACAACTGTGGATTTTTCCGTAAAAAGACACCTGCATATGATAAATGGACAGAACATGAGGTTAAATATAAAATCTTTGATGCTCCTTTAATTGACGAACCATTTGAAGGACGTATGAAACATATTGCGAATGTTGTTAAAATGCAAAAGAAAATCATTAAGGCATTTCAAAATCCAGTACCACACAATCCTCTTTCTATAACAAAACAAATTAAAATCAAAGACCAAGATCATCTTGATTTAATGTTTAAAGAAATTACAACAAAGAAAGGTGAAGGTCTTATGTTGCGAGAAGCAGGAAGTTACTATGAACAAAAACGTTCAAATACTCTTCTTAAAATGAAACCAGTACACGATGAAGAATGTGAAGTGATTGGCTATAAACCTGGTACAGGAAAATATCAAGGTATGCTCGGTTCGTTTCGTTGTCGTTTATTAAGTGATCCAAACATAGAGTTTAATCTTTCTGGTATGGATGACAGTATCCGTAGAAATTACAAACAAACTCATCCTCTTGGAACTGTATTGACTGTACAGTTCAATGATAAAACAAAGAAAGGCGTTCCCCGTTTTCCACGGTATTTACGTATTCGTCATGATAATGATTTTTAAATAAATAATCAATATTCATGTAATTAGACAAAACATTCGATGTAAATAATAATATGTACTTATTTCAATACTCATCTTGTCTTTTACATTATTTCATACTTATACAAGCAACTAACATAATAATACATCATATATGGACATACAAACAATGTTAGATGAATTAATGAACATACAAATATGTGATAGTAGTAATTACGATGATTCTATCTTTAATATTGAACCACTTTTTACAAGAAAAATATATAGATCGAATACATATGAACATGAATGTAATCGTTGTGGTGAAAAAACCAGTAATCACTATAGTATAAAAACAAAAGCATATTGTGGACCTTGTGGAGAAGCTTATACAAACTTTTGTAGGGTTTTAACTGAACTTAAAAATCGTATGTATTTATGAACAGTTGATTATTGATTTATTTAAAATTACATTATGACTATTAAATATATTACATGGTATTTATTTGTGGCCAACATGAATATATGGAATCGTCTTGTCATTAATTCTTTTACGTAATACCTTTTCTTTTTCTTTACTTTCTAAATTATTTATATCAATAGTTGATTCTTCTCCATATACTTTTTCTAATAATACCGTTTTACCTCCATCTTCTTTGAAGATAACATTTGTACGATGAACTGCATTTATTTTTTCTTCCTTTTTTGTTAACTTAATTCCCTCAGTAGCATCAATAATATCTTCCATATATAGAACTGGTAAATGTGGTTCACAATAATAGTATCTATACTGTAAATGCATATCCAATGTTACTTCAACTGGATAATATTGGATTATAGGTGAAGAAAAATTCGTCATTAATTCTGCATATTTAGGTGGTAATAGATTCGCACTTTGTGGAGGTAGAACAGCAAGTAATTGCCAAAAAGGCTGAACTGGTTCTGTAGGTTCATTGAAAATTTCCTCCGATTTTAGATTTGTCATACCATCAAGTGTTTCAATGATTTCGTCTAAACAAGGTGCATAATTATAATAATAAGCCCAATTCCATGCTGGACATCCTTTGAAATAATATGACGTAGTCCATACTAAACCATTTATATATAATTGGCAGATTTCCTTGACTGGCTCTTTATTTTTGTCGATATTTTTAAGATGAAATTGACGATAATAGTATCGATTCTTCCATCCGTCAACACCTGGACGAATAATATCTCGAGCTTTTTCTGTAAGCGGGCGTTTCTCTAATGCATTTACAGCTTGTTCATATTCATTTAAGCGTTTATCCTTGAAATATCTTTTGCGACTATGTGAGGTGTGAATATCCCCAAGCAGTCGCGGTTCTTCTGGTTTCATGGCTCGCAAGAATGCTTTTAGAAAACCAACATTAATCTCGTCTCCATTAACAAGATATTCTTCTCTATCACATAACAGTTCTTTATATAGATCAACAAGATAGTCAATTGCGCCATGTTTAATATGTAAAGCAGGTAATCGTGGCAGGAAATCATTACCTATGAAGAAACATAGAAAGATATAGTCTTGAATCAAATTATCTTTCTCTATATTTGGGAGAAAGCCTTCGTCTAGGCACTCAATAAGTTCATTATACAAACTGTTTTTAAATTCGGGAATATCAAGATAACGAAATTCATCTTCTTGTACCTTACCGAAATGCACTGCTTCACGTAATAGATAGATATTCTTATATTTTGTAGCCATGGCAAGCATAGTAAGATCTGCATCAAGACCATAGATAATTGTTGCATAATCCTCTAAATCATCGTTTCCCATACCTCTTGTCTCTCGCAAATATTGCACAATCTTATGCTCACCTTCACCTGGAACAGATGCATCGGAGATGATTCGGTACTGAATTTGTTTGAAAAATGGATCAGTCTTTAGTGCCTTAGTTAACACCTTTGATAGGTTATACATAAATAGTGTACCTGGTGTGATTGCATTTGTATCCCATACATTTGTTTTAGGTGGTACATTAAACAATTCATCAATTTCTTTCATCTCTTTTTTCTGTAGTACAGATCGAAAACGACGAGAACGTTGTTGAACCATCTTAGCTTGTGGAGCAATACCGTCAATAGAAATCATTAGTGTATCTACTATAACATCTCCTTCTAGAAATATATTACATAATGTCTTAGTATAGGTGATGATTTCAGTCACGAACATTTCCTCCATTTGTATCTGTGTATATTTTGTTTTGTCATTTGCGATACGTTTTAACACAGCTTGGCAACATGGATGAATGGCACAATTGTAGTCTAAGAATAAAGCAACTTTTTTGTATTGTTCTGGAAGAGCTTTAATAAGAACATCTGGGTAGTCATCGACAATTTGTTTGAAATAAAGTGGGATTCCCATTTCGAATATGTAAGAATTAAATTAGATAAAGTTAGTAAATAAATTTAACTAGATTAAAATTAACTATAATAAATAAACTAAGTAATTGATATAATTACAGAATTTAAAGTAACTGTTGTAGAAAATAAAATACTCTAAATACTTAATTGAATTTGTGTTTAAATTATTTTTAAAAATAAAATCGTTAAATATGTACATGTGTTTGTTGGACTCAATATTTAAGTACTTGCATTATTCAAATATTGTTCTAAATGTTATCTATGTCTGTATCTGTCATAGATGGGATCTGTTTCTTTGGTTTCTTTGTAATTAATTTATCCATACGATCTTTCATTTCTCTGGCTTTTTTCATATTACCTTGTTGAAGATATAATTCCCACCCATCTTTTAATTTTTTATATTTATTTTCCCATTCTTCTTCACTTGTAAAAGTTTCTCTGCCTCCTCCCCCAAAAATATTATCTTGTTGAGTGTTATTAGTATCATCAGTGAATCCTTCAGCAATTGTGAATGATTCAGGAATTTCACCTAAATTAACTAAATCGTGTGTATGTTCAAGTGGATATACATGAATAATATCGACTTTCGAATCTTGGAAATTACGTATAGATGCTAATACAATATCACCAGCTTTCATCCAAGCACGACGGCGCATACTACCACGTATAACACCAATTACAGTTTTACCTGTAAGAAGTCGAACTGACATAATTGGTCCACCTTTTCTTTCTAGTATTTTACCATATTCTTGTCCTTCGCCTCTAAGAATTTCGAGTTTGCGTGCTCCTTGTTCTTGTTTCTTCCCCCGTTTTTTCTTTTTTCCTCCTTTTCCTTTTGGCATTTTGTTTATTTGTGTGTTTTATGTACTTACTAAATAATCAATGTAAATAATCAATATAAATAAAGTTAATTAACCTTTACTTTTTACACGTAATAATTAAATGACTGCTAAATATATTATTGTTCACTAGCTTTAAATTATTTTGTAAAAATCTTTGTTATATCGAAATCTAATATTTCATTTTTTACTGAAAATAAATCTTCATATTTTATTAGTACACCGCTCCCTATACTAACTTATATATAATTAACATAGATTTTACACAGACTTATATAATTTATTATACTTATGGTAAATAACAGTTCAAATATAATAAAACCTTCTGATAATATAGAAAATAAAAACGATATACCAGAACATGAGTATTCTAAAATTGAATATATAAAAAGGGGTTTATCCTACTATAAAAATATACATCATTTAAACAAAATAATAACATTACAATTGTTCTTTCGTAGCAAACTAAATATTATAAATAATATACGTGACGAAGTTAAAAAACTTAGTAATGTAATTCAATCAATATCAAAAAATCTTAATATCCTAAATAATTACTCAATAATTTCGAACATATCGTATATAAATTATATGAATAAACTTGACGATGTTTTCGAAATATTACGCTATAACATACCGCGGCCAATAAATTTGATTAACTATGGTGGAATAAACTCCTATAAATTTTTCATTGAAATATCCAAAATTAAGTTAGAACTAATAGGTATGATGAAAAATTGTGGTATTTCGAAAATTTCTGATGCAATTTACTTAATTATAGGTAAATCAATAAATGAAATATTTGATAATCAGTTTTGTAAAAAAAATATCGAGACGTGTCCTAAAATAGATTTTTTTAATGAATGCTTTAATCCTGTATCAGTTGAAATTTATTCATCCAATTCTGATATAGATATAATAGATAATTTGACAACTAATAAACAACAACTTAAAGAACCTATATGTCTACCCTTAGATGTAATTTATACTCTATTTGAAAAAATCCATGGTGCAAAAGTATATATACCAGTTCAAGAACGTCTACTAATAGTAAAAGGGTTTTTCAAGAAAGATCATTTACAATATGGTACATCAACTTATCAATTTTTGCATGAAAAACAAAGAAATATTGAAGATATATTAATGAATTATCCAGCAATACCAGATACATTTAAACAAAACTATTTACAGAGAATGCAATTGAAAGAGTTAATTTTGCTGGATCAGTTAGATATAGTAAATCGTATAGAAAATCATTATAAATTACTACAAAAATATTGCCAAAAGAGTATTACCAATATAATAAAGGATTTTTTAAGTGCCTCAATTGTAGAAAAAGTATTGTTATTGACATTATTTCTATTAGATATTGACAAAAATAACACGGCATTTATAGCATATATATTGTATGATATATATATTTATAATCAAAAAGGATTTAATGTAATAACTAATGATAGTGACGGGATATCTATATCATCTACATCAAATGACACAACTGTTACGTTTCAAGTAACACAAAATAAAAATAAATTACAAATAAATAACAATATATATGACTATTTACATTGGAAAACTCAGGTGCAATTAAAATTAATTTTTCAAAAAATGAATGTAACGCAGAAAAATATAACAAATATCACAGATGACAAGATACCATATGAGAAGAGAATACAATTAATTCGTGGAGATCAAATAATTAAATCAAAAGCATTGACAAAGTTAAAGGAAATTAATTCTTCTAAAGGAGAAAGTAACGTAAAAGCACAACAATATTTAGATGGATTACTTAAAATCCCTTTTGGTGTTTATAAGAAGGAACCTGTAATGCGTTCATTAGAAATGTTAATAGAGAGAGTTAAGGGGGTATTAATAGAGATGAAGAAATATATCAATACATTACCTACAGATCTAAAAAATCAAGTAAATGATACCACATATATAAATTTCAATTTCGAAAATTTCGAAAATGTATTAGATAAATATATAAAAAAAGACAAATTAACATCAAAAGAGCTAGATGATATAGTAAATAAATATATAAATTATTTCGAACTTCATTTCGAAAAAGATGTTCGAAATAGAGATGTAGATTCATGCATGGGAATTGATATGGGAACACGTATCAACTCAGCGGAAAATAAAATTATTTCGAACACGATATTTCGAAAAAGTGCGGCGAAAACAGAATCAGAAATTTCGAAATCTAATAATGATTTCGATTTTGATAAACCAAATTTCGAAAAAATTCGAAAGTTCGAAAGAGTTCGAAAGAGTTCTGGGACATCCATACAAAAATCCTCAAACTTTCCACAATATGCTAACGGAACTGCAATTTCGAACTCGGTTTCGAACTCGGTTTCGAACTATGATTTTGAAATATTGTCAAGATCGAAATTAAATAAGATGAAAAAACAAGAAGTATTAACTATAGCTAAACAGTACAATAATATTGACACAGATATTGATATTAATTTAGATACAATGCTAAAGAAAGATATAGTTAATTATGTGTTAAAGCAACAATATACCATCCAACATAGATCGTCTCATAATAACCATTCAACTATAGATATAAGTGATGATATAATATATGATGTAGATATCAGTGATGAAAATGTAGAAATATTGTATGATAATGTGCGACTTAAGTTCTTAGATTTATTAAGGTATTTCCGCGATATTCATAAAGATATTAAATATTATAAACGTAAATGTTCAGAATATTTAACTTCTGTTGACGAGGCACTTGATAACTCAGTATATGGTATGAAAGAACCTAAGAAACAAATTAAACATATTATTGCACAATGGATTAATGGTTCTAATGATGGTTATATATTCGGATTTGAAGGATCACCGGGCACAGGTAAGACAACTCTAGCTAAACAAGGTATAGCCAAATGTATACAAGATGATGAAGGGAATAGTCGTCCATTTGCATTTATTGCATTAGGAGGTAGTAGCAATGGGTCTACACTTGAAGGTCATAATTATACATATGTTGGATCAACATGGGGAAAAATAGTTGATACACTAATGACTACCAAATGTATGAATCCGATTATCTATATCGATGAATTAGATAAAATAAGTCGTACTGAACATGGTAAAGAAATAGTTGGCATTTTGACACATATGACTGATATGTCACAAAATGAACTGTTTAATGATAAGTATTTTGCAGGCGTTCCGATAGATATTTCGAAATGTTTGATTATATTTTCGTATAATGATGTTTCGAAAATAGATAAAATTTTACTTGACCGTATCCATAGAATAAGAATAAAAGATATGAATAAATATGAAAAAGTCCAAGTAATGAAAAATTATGTATATAGTCAAATATTAGATTCGATTGGTTTTCAAATGGGCGATATCATACTTGACGATTTCGAACTTTTACATATAATAGATACTTACACGTGTGAACCAGGAGTTCGTAAATTAAAAGAGAAAGTTTTTGAATTATTTCGAGAAGTTAATTACCAATATTTGTTAGAAAATATAACTAAATTTCCTTACAAAATTACTACAGAGTTTATAGAAGATAAATTCACAGATAAACCTAAGGTACATTATAACACTATAGCTAAAGAACCACAAATTGGCATCGTAAATGGCTTATTTGCAACAGAAGATGGATTGGGCGGTGTATTATTTGTAGAATGTTATAGAACTATATCAGATGTAAGATTGAAATTGAACTTAACTGGACAACAAGGAAAGACAATGAGAGAAAGTATGGAAGTCGCAAAAACAGTAGCATGGAATCTATTAACACAAGAGCAACAAGAAAAGATAAATACTGAACAACCATTTGGTCTACATATTCATTGTCCAGAAGCAGCAACTCCAAAAGATGGACCATCTGCAGGCGCAGCTATTGTACTAACTATATATTCACAGTTGTTAGGGAAAAAGATAAATAATACATACGCGTTAACAGGAGAAATACGTTTCATGAATGGTATGATAAATAAGATAGGTGGTTTAGATTTGAAAGTTGGTGGAGCAAGAAGAGCTGGGGTAAAAACAGTACTTTGTCCTAGGGAAAATGAAGATGATTTAGAAAAAATATTGAATAATCCATATAATCCAAAAGACCCTGATTTCGAAATTAAAATGGTAGATACAATTAGAGATGTAATTGAGTTAATGATAATAGATTAATTCACAACTTTAATTGATTGTAAAAACACTAGTAATTTTATCCATAAGTGTAGGCTGTACAGCAAAAATCACAGTTGATATCACAAGAGTTGCAAATTGTTCGGGAGATTTCTGAATATTAAAACGCCCAGTTAAAAATTTCTCAATTATAGTTCGGATAAGATACATGCCTACTGCATTTGCAATTAATTGTAAACATATTTCTATAACAAGTCGTAGTTTACTTTTTCGCGCACCATCTTCAACTAAAAAATTGTCAAATTTAAATGTAATATATTCAATAGATGCTCCAAGACCTAACGATATAATTGAATATAGTGATGTGTATATAGAAACCCATATAACGTATTTAGGTGTAATAATCATAATGTATAAAAAGAATACTCAATAAAATATGTGATATAGTTATAATATATATATATAATTTAATTTGATGTAACAGTTATTTACACCATTTTTAAAGGAGAATATTAAAACTTAATTATATCATATACATATATATTCTTATAGTTTATGTACTCTAAATGTCAAAGAAAATCGTTCACCAATATCTGTAGTCTCTTTTAAAATTTCATGAACATAATATTTCTGTACTGTTCCACTCATAATTAACATATCACCATCATTGAGTCGTACATCAATAACTTCTTCACCTTTAATATGAGCATTACTATAAAGTCCAACTCGTGTGAAACGTATAGTACGAGACGCACCAATTGAATAAACTACAATAATCGGATTGTCACCAAATACGTCTTCACTATCACGATGTTTTGGAATGACATTTCCACCATTGATATATCGATTTATGAGAATACTATTTGATTTCCAAAATTGTTTTGGCTGAATAATATGTTTTACAAAGTAGTTAATACGTTCTTGAATAAATCGCAAAATAGGAGTATATTTAAAACTTTCCCAGCGCTTATATCGTTGCCATTTGTGATTGAAATATTTACCGTCTGTATGATACCAACGTTGTTCTCTACGAATATCTCTTCCTTTATAATCACCTTTTTCATATTTAAGAGATTGCAAATATTCAAAGAGGAACTGTGTATCTATAATATTTGTTTTCCCATGCCAAACAACACTTTTTCCAAGAGGGAAATCACAGTTAAGATAAAGCATGATATAATTATAATAGTTCAATTAAACCCTAATTGAAATGATTTATTTAATAAATAAATACCTAATTTATTAATTGAATGTTAAAGTTTAAAACAAAAAGGATAGAAAATTATTTATAATATTGTCAATCTAAATAAACAAAATCATGAAATTAGCATGGTTACAAGATATATACAAAGTATGGAGAGAATCAAACCCAAAAATTAATTATAAATATGTAACAGATTATTTAAAAGATATATTAAAAGATAAATTATTATTATATGAATTTTTCAGTAATGATCATTACATAGAAGACATAAATGACTATATATTATATAATAATAGTGATACAGTAGAAAAAATACCAGTGCTATACTTATTATGTCTAACAAATGATATTAATTTAATTTCATATGTATTAGATAAGTATAATGATATAGATATAAACAATACAAGAAAACTAGTTCCACATAAATATAATCAAGATGAAAAATACATTGATAATATATTGATTTATATTTGTAAACAACATAATATAAAATTGTTAATATATTTGATTAATAAATTTAAAAATGAGCTTTATACGGAAATTATAATAGAATTGGCGTTTTATATATTAAATGAACATGATAATTCAATAGATATTACAAATAAAAAACTAATATTGATATTATTATTGGAATGTCAAAATATGAATGTAACAAATAAGTTATATGTATGTGATTCTTCATTAGTAATTTCAGTAATTTCATCTAAATTTATCCCAGATGACTTAAAAATGTCATATTACACACATAACACATTTAACATCCAATATATATCTATATATGGATATAAATATACACCACCAGATGATTATGTAATGATGTTATTAAGAGATGGATATGATAGAAAGGAATTATTGAGATTATATATATTAAGAAGTAATAAATTGTTAATACAATGTATAAGAGAAACAGGTTGGTATGACATATTTGAAGTAATAATAAAAGAAAGAAGATATGATAAAATAAGAACATATAAAAGAGAAGTAAGACGAATGATATGGGTAAGAAATTGTTTAAAAAAAAATATATGTAGAGATATAGAAATGCTGGTATATAACTATATATAGAAAGTTTATAACCATCTGAAATTGGGAATTTAGAACTTAACTCATAGGATTATCATCTGAAATTAAACGTTTTAATATGTAAGTTTATAATTACAAGTATTTATATTTCTGGAGTTGTCAAACATTCGATTTTTTTTATTTTACTAGCTAAACAAAATAAACAAACTCAAATAACCAGATTCTATACAACTGAATAACATACTAATACAAAACAAAAACATGGAGGCTGACCAGCCACAGGTTGTTAAAGTTGAGACGTTTGCAGGGAAAATTATATTCAGAGTTTCGAGCACAATTACAGATGAAGAACTAAAAAAACAAATACAAGAAAAGATGAAAACTGACTCAAAAGTTAATATATTCATTAGGAATGATAAATATATCAGATTCGGATTATACAATTCAAGATACAAACTTATGGAAATAAAAAATAAACTGAATGATCCGAATAATAAATTAAATTGGAGATTAGATGTCCCATTGAAAGAGTGGGTAGGATGTACATTTACAGGTAACACGATTGTTAAATTAGATTTGTCATGTAAGGGTCTTACTGGTTCTCTACCATCTGAAATTGGGAATCTAATCAACCTAACACAATTATTGTGTAATAATAATCAACTGACAGCACTACCATCTGAAATTGGGAATCTTATCAACTTAAAATACTTTAGCTGTAGTGGTAATCAACTCACAGCACTACCATCTGAAATTGAGAATCAAGTCAACTTAACAACGTTATTTTGTTATACTAATCAACTCACAGCACTACCATCTGAAATTGGGAATCTAGTCAACTTAACAACGTTATTTTGTTATAATAATCAACTCACAGCACTACCATCTGAAATTGGGAATCTAGTCAACTTAACAGGATTCAATTGTGGGGGTAATCAACTGACAGCACTACCATCTGAAATTGGGAATCTAGTCAACTTAAAATACTTTAGCTGTAGTGGTAATCAACTCACAGCACTACCATCTGAAATTGGGAATCTAGTCAACTTAACACGCTTTAATTGTATTTTTAATCAACTGACAGCACTACCATCTGAAATTGGGAATCTAGTCAACTTAACAACGTTTTACTGTCGTGGTAATCAACTCACAACACTACCATCTGAAATTGGGAATCTAGTCAACTTAACAACGTTTTACTGTCGTGGTAATCAACTCACAACACTACCATCTGAAATTGGGAATCTAGTCAACTTAAATCACAGAATTACCGTTTGAACTTAAGCGTTTTAAAATTTTAAAACATAATTGTAAAACATTCGATAAATTTTTATTTTACTACATAAACAAGTAACATACTGATTCAATACAACTGAATAACATACTTAACATATCAATTCAAAACAAAAACATGGAGGTTGACCAGCCACAGGTTGTTAAAGTTGAGACTTTTGCAGGGAAAATTATATGCCATGTTTCAAACACAATTACAGATGAAGAGCTAAAAAAACAAATACAAGAAAAGATGAAAACTGAATCAAAAGTTAATATATTCATTAGGAATGATAAATATATTAGATTCGGAATATACGATTCAAGATACAAACTTATGGAAATAAAAAATAAACTAAATGATCCGAATAATAAATTAAACTGGAGCTTAGATGTCCCATTGAAAGAGTGGGTAGGATGTACATTTACAGGTAACACGATTGTTAAATTAGATTTGTCATTTAAGGGTCTTACTGGTTCACTACCATCTGAAATTGGGAATCTAGTCAACTTAACAAATTTTCGTTGCAATGTGAATCAACTGACAGCACTACCATCTGAAATTGGGAATTTAGTCAACCTAACACACTTTTATTGTGGTTATAATCAACTCACAGCACTACCATCTGAAATTGGGAATCTAGTCAACTTAACAGATTTATGGTGTTATAATAATCGTCTCAAAGCATTACCATCTGAAATTGGGAATCTAGTCAACTTAGAACATTTCTATTGTAATAATAATCAACTCACAGAATTACCATCTGAAATTGGGAATCTAATCAACTTAACACACTTTTGTTGTCAATATAATCAACTGACAGCACTACCATCTGAAATTGGGAATCTAGTCAACTTAACAACGTTATTGTGTTATAATAATCAACTCACAGCACTACCATCTGAAATTGGGAATCTAGTCAACTTAATATATTTTAAGTGTTTTGATAATCAACTCACAGCACTACCATCTGAAATTGGGAATCTAGCCAACTTAACAACGTTATTGTGTTATAATAATCAACTCACAGAACTACCATCTGAAATTGGGAATCTAGTCAACTTAACAGACTTTTATTGTGGTAATAATCAACTCACAGCACTACCATCTGAAATTGGGAATCTAGTCAACTTAACAGACTTTTATTGTGGTAATAATCAACTCACAGCACTACCATCTGAAATTGGGAATCTAGTCAACTTAACAAGCTTTCATTGTAATCGTAATCAACTGACAGCACTGCCATCTGAAATTGGGAATCTTGGCAACTTAACTCACAGAATTACCATTTGAACTTAAGCGTTTTAAAATTAAAACATAATTGTAAAACATTCGATAAATTTTTATTTTACTACATAAACAAGTAACATACTGATTCAATACAACTGACAGCACTACCATCTGAAATAGGGAACCTAGTAAAATTAGAATACTTTGAATTTGTATAAGAATGAACTGTTAGTATTATTATTTGAAATAGGGAACTTAAAAAAATGTTAATTGGGTAAT